AGCGCTAGGCGCCCGCCCGGGCTGCTGCGCCGCGGGCCGCCACCCTGGTATGGGTAGCGGCCCGATCTCGCTCTGGGGAGGCCCTGGCGGGCGCCTAGCGCGGCGAATTGGCCTGGCCCGGGTGCGCTAGCGGTAGCTCCGACAAAACAGCCGGGGTGCTGTGCGCTTAGGTTAGGAGGCCACGGCAGCTGGACGCCGCGGTCTTCTGCCCTACCACCCACCATCCCAGGGGCCACCCATGTCGCAGCATCCGAGCCGTGCCGTCCGCCGCGTTGTTCACATCAAGCCGCTCGACGAAGTCGTGTCGACGATCATTATCATCCCTGACAGCGTCAAGAATCCGCCGAGTCGCGGACTTGTGCTGGCCACGGGATCCGACGTCGTGGGATTCAAGTCTGGTGACGAGGTTCTGCTGCGCAAGTTGGAGGGTGAGTACGTCACCGTCCCGGGCCACCCGCGCTTCATCGCCATCGACTTCGATCACATCCTGGCCGTGGTCGAGCCCAATGACATCGCGATCAGCACGGTTTCGGGCAAGACGCCGGAGTACACAGGGAAGGCGGACGAGACCGGGAAGTATGCTGAGGACGAGTCATGACGTTCCTGGATTTCGTGGAGCAGATCAACCTCGCGCAGGCCAAGACGCCGATGGGCAAGAAGCCGCGAGTCTTCATCGTGTTCCCTGAGACGCTGCCCGGCAAGTTCGCGCGCATTCAGTTTGAGGGGCCGGGCGGTACCGCGAACATCGAAGGCGACATCCTGGACAAGAAGTACATCGGCGGGAAGCCCGCTACAGCCTGCGCATTCGACTGCGAAGAAGCCATGAAGGAGCTCGTTCGAGTTGGGCTGTGCGGCACTGAGGAGCCCTCGCTACTGCACAAGCTCTCATGACGCGCACGCGGCTCACGTCCATAGTCTTCCGAATCCGCAGGGATAAACTCAAGGTGCTCAAGGCGCTTGCACAGGCCACGCGTATCCGGCAGAGCGAGTATTTACGCGAAGCGATCGAGGACCTTCTCAAGAAGTACGACGCGGACTGACCGAGTGGGCGCCCAAAGCGCTCGCCCGGCGTCCCTAAACCGACGTTCAGAGGGTGGAGTGCCAAGCCACTGCGTATAGGGCTCGCACTCTTCGTACAACATGAAGAATCCGACTACCTCACCGACGTGCAAGGTGTGCAATCTTCCTGCCCAAGACCGGCACGATGTAGAGGTTGAGATCAACAAGGGGCTGTCGCTGTCGAAGGTCGCAGCCTTCATGCTGACCCGCGGATGTCATGCCACCCCGCGCGCAGTCAACACTCACCGTCACAAACACATGGGCGTCACCGAGGCAGTCAAGGCGCTCATCGCCAAGAGCCAAGCATCTCAGGAGCTCGTCGCCACTGAGGTCGCCGCGCGGGTGGCTGACGCGTCCGGTCTGGACGAGGTGTTCAGCATTGCGCGCGAAGTAGCGTTGCAGCTGAAGCCGAAGATCCTATCGGGTTCGTTCTCGATGCAAGAGGCCATGATCTTCAAGTGGATGCTCGTGGAGATGCGCGAGGCTGTGGTGTCGAAGTCCGAGCTCGTCGACGGCAAGAGGCTGAACATCAGCGACACCGACGGGTTATTCGGCTTCCTGGCGATTGGCCACACTCCCGGCTCGCGGCCCACGGAGGCGCGCACCGAGGACGACGATGGAGGCTGATCACAGTGCGCTCATGGCTCAACGCCTACTCCTACGCTGGCGCGACGACCCCGTTGCGTTTGCCAAGGAAGCGATGGGCATCAAGGCCATCTACGGACGTCAGGCCGAGATGCTGCGCGCAGTCGCAGGCAACGACCGGACCGCGGTGCGCTCGGGACACAAGGTCGGCAAGTCCACGAGCGCAGCTGTGCTCGCGTCGTGGTGGGTCGGCACGCGCAGGAAGGGCCGCGTCGTGATGACGAGCTCGGGCTTTCGCCAGGTGAAGGACATTCTGTGGCGCGAGCTACGACGCATCGTGCGCGAGGCACCACGCGGGCTCGGCGGCAAGATGTCGCTCGACCCGAGCAGCGGCTGGAAGTTCCGCGATGGGCGCGAAGTCATCGGACTGAGCGCGTCGGAGCCAGAGAAGATCGCCGGCTACTCGGGCGAAGAGATGCTGTTCATCCTCGACGAAGCATCGGGCATCAACGAGGAAATCTTCGAGGCTCTGGAAGGCAACCGCGCAGCTGACGGCACGAAGATAGTGATGTTCAGCAACCCGACGCGTACGAGCGGAACGTTCTACGACGCGTTCAACACAAAGCAGAAGTTCTGGCACCGCATCCACATCAGCAGCAAGGAGTCTCCCAACGTCACCGGCGAGATGAAGATACCTGGCCTCGCCGGCCCTGGATGGCTCGCGGAGAAGCTCGAGGAGTGGGGCGCTACGAGCTCCATCTACCAAGTGCGCGTGGAGGGCAACTTCCCAACGCAGGGCTCCAACGCGGTCATCTCGCAGCACCACGTGGAGATGTCGCGCACGAAGCATGAGAGCAACGTGTTCAGCGGTCCGCTCTCCGTGGGTGTGGACGTTGCGCGCTTCGGCGACGACGAGTCCGTGATCCGCGGCAGACGCGGCAAGAAGGCGCTTCCCGCTGAGCACCTGGCGCACAACCGCACCGATGAGGTCGCGGACGCTGTGATTCAGTACGTGCGCAAGTGGAAGGGAGCCGAACTCGCCAAGCCGCGCGTCAAGGTTGACGTGATCGGCGTTGGTGGTGGCGTCGCGGACTACCTGAAGCGGCACTACTCCGGCGAGGTGGAGGTCGTGGAGGTCAACGTCAGCGAGGCCGCCACAGCCACCGAGGGCATCGACAAGCACGGCGAGCGCAAGCCGACGTTCAGCAAGCTGCGCGATCAGCTGTGGTTTGCGATCGGTGACTGGCTGAAGGAAGGCGGAACATACGAAGCCGACGACAAGCTAGATCAGGAGCTCGTCGCCCCGACGTATGGCTTCGACGCGCAAGGTAGGCGGAAGGTGAGCAGCAAGGACGAGATGCGCAAGATCATCGGCCGCAGCCCTGACAGGGCCGACGCTCTCGGTCTGTGCGTCTACGAGCCGCCCGCGCCGGCGAGGGTCGTGGTGCTGTTCAGCTGACAAGACTGGCCGCTGCGTACCGACGGCCTGCGATCGCGCTCTGTGGCGCAATGCAAAGCGGATTGGCCGCCTCGGTGCGATGGTGGGCTGGCGCAGCGCTGCACCAGACTAGGCGGACCCGAGAGGGGCCGCGGGGTTCGAATCCCCGCCCCACTGTTCACATGAAGGAGTGTCACCATGTCGAAGCACGTGAAGCTGAATCGGAACTACAAGCTGCTCAACGCAGGCGAAAGCTGCGAGCTCTCGGACGCCGAGGCCGGAGTGCTGATCGCCAGCGGCGGGGCCACCGAATGCGCAGTCCCCGAGGGCAAGCCGCGTAGCCCCGACGCCCCCGCGGAGACTGAGACGGTTCCCCGCGCGGTCGCCGACCAGCTGGCCTCGGAGCTCAGCGAGATCCAGAAGGACCACGCTGAGCTCTTCGACGCGCACGAGCAGCTGAAGTCCGAGCACGCGCAGCTGACGGCCGAGGGCGTGGACGTGACGCTCGACCCCGCCACCGACGCCGTCATGGTCGCGAAGGTCAAGCTCTTCAAGAAGGAGAACCTCAACGCCGAGCTCAAGGACGACGGCCCGACCGCGCTGAACTTCGGCGCCATGGCCGACGTCGAGGGGAGCAACAAGAACTGGAGCAAGTTCACGCCGACCATGAGCGTGAACATGACGGTCGACAATCCCGGCCCTGCGGCGAAGCTCGCCCAGGACGCCGAGTACTACGTCTTCTTCGTACCGGTCAAGAAGTAGTTCACGGGCCCACGGGCCGAGCACTGAGGTCGCGACATGGCGGACAAGAACATCCTTCAGCGCGCGATTGAGTGGTTTCGTGGCGCTCCGCCTGACGTGTACGCGCCGAACTCGCTCGGGCCTGTGGGCCAGGCCATCACGGGAGCCCTGCCATACGGACTCCCGCCCCAGCGCGGCTCGCGCGAACTTGCTATCGCAGGCAAGCGCGAGCCGTGGCTCTACGCAGTCACGGACAAGATTGGTCGTTCGCTGAGCGCGGTGCCCTGGCACTTGAGCGTCGCGCGTGACTCCTCGGGCAATGCTGATCCAATGCGTGCTCGGCAGTACAACCGCTTCCGCGCGCAGATCACGAACACGTACGAACCGCAGGCTCGCAAGAAGTGGATGCGTGACCTGCGCCGCGAGATGGATCTCGAGCCCGTCTACGCGCACCCTTTGCTGGACCTCTTTGACAGGCCGAACCCGCTCCAGAGCGGCGTGCAGTTTCGCTCTCTGCTGGCGCGGCACATGGACCTCAGCGGCGAGATCTTCCTCGTGAAGGAGCGCAACGCTTTCGGGATGCCTGTGCAGCTGTGGCCCGTCCCGAACTTTTGGTGCCGACTGACGCCGTACTACGAGCGAAGTACCTTCATGTTCAGCTACGGCCTGTTCATGAAGGAACTCGCCGAGACCGAAGTGATATGGATGAAGCACCTGGATCTCGAGAATCCGTATGCTCGCGGCACGGGCGCAGGCTTCGCACTCGCCGACGTGATCGAGACGTTCAGCTACGCGCTCAAGACCGAGAAGGCGTTCTACTACAACAACGGCGTTCCGCCGATCATCGCCAGCATGGATGGCGCGAATGAGGATCAGGTCAAGGCCGTTCGCGAAGCCTGGGACCAGCGACACGGAGGCTACTGGAACGCGATGAAGGTGGCATGGGTCAACTTCAAGCTGACCATCGCGCAGCTGACGCCCAAGTTCGCCGACTCGCAGATGCTCGAGCAGCAGAACCAGAAGCGCGACACTATCATCCAGATCTACGGCGTGCCGCCTGAGGTTCTCGGCATCGTGGAGCACAGCAACAAGGCTTCCGCGGTGACATCGAAAGGAATCTACGCTGAGCAGGTACTCGTCCCGCGGCTGGAGGACCAGCGCGAGATCTTCCAGATGCAACTCGTGCCCGAGTTCGACGACTCGCTGATCCTGGACTACACGTCGCCGATGCAAGACGATCGTGAACAAGACATCGAGACGCTGAGCAAGGTTCCGAACGTTCTGAAGGTGAACGAGTGGCGCGGGCTCGGCGGCTTCGACCCTCACGACGACGACTCCGTGGGCGAAAAGATGTACGAGCTCCCTGCGACGGCAGTCGATCCCGCATCCGTGCAGCCGACCCCGACGTTCTCCGCTCCGAGAGCCCTGCGCGCTGCGCGTGGCGCTCGCTCGGAGGGCGACACAGGTGACCTGAGTAGCGAAGAGATCGAGCAGATGATTGCGGCGCTGGAGAAGGCCGGAAGCCTCGACGACCTGGCGAGCCTCACGGCCGACACGGTCAAGGACTTCGGCGACACCTTCCTCAGTCAGGTGAAGGACTCCTACGCCGACGGCACGGTCCCCGACGCGATGAACATGAAGGACCCCAACGTCAAGGATTACATAGAGGACCAGGCCGGCGACCGTATCGCGGACATCGACGACACGACGAAGCAGAACCTGCGCGACTACTTGAAGAAGGCTGTTGAAGACGGCAAGAGCATCGACGAGATGATCGACGATCTCGAGGCTGACGACAACCTGTCGTTCGGGGACTCGCGCTCGGAGGTCATCGCGCGGACCGAGGTGCTGAGCGCTTCGAACTTCGGTACGCTCGAGGGCTACCGACAGAGCGGCGTGGTCAGCAAGAAGGGCTGGATGGCCACGCCAGGGAGCGAGGGTAGCCGACCAAGCCACGAGGCGCTGGATGGCACGACCCTGGACCTGGACGACGAGTTCACGGACACGGCGACGGGCGCGACGGGCCAGCATCCGGGCGGCTTCGACGATCCGAGCAGTGACTGCAACTGCCGATGCTCGATCTATGCTGTGGTGGATGACCCTGAGACGAAGGCGCTGCGCGTTCACATGAAGCAAGACCATGCGGCGATCTTGGCGCAACGCGCTCCGCACGAGAAGAAAGTGCAAGCGGCGGCGAGGCGCGGGCTCCAACGCCAGCGCGACTTCGTGGTCCGCGCGCTGAGCAAGCTGTCCAAGTGAGGCAACATGAAAGTCACGAACGACGTGCGCGTGCAGCGGCAAGCGGAGAAGGACGGTCCGTGGATGGACGTCCTCTACTGTTCTGAGGTCCACGCGCAGAGTGCCACGCACGTCGGTCCTGACGGCGACGAGGTGTTGGTTGGCGTGGCGTTCCGTGTGATGGACCAGGCGACGTGGACCGAAGTTCCCATCGTGGAGGCATCTTGAAGATCACGTCCGAGTTGCAGGCGCAGCAGATGCGTCCCGACGGTTACTGGTTTGAGATCGCCAGCGCGATCGAGGTCGACGCCGAGGCGGGCCTGGCCACGCTCGCCGGCCCCACGGGCGCCGTCGCTCAGGCGGGCATTTACCGCGTCGTGGACGCCGCGACGGGCGAGGTGCTGGCCGCAACGAGCTTCACCGCGAATGTGAAGGCCCCGGAACCTGACCACGCAGTTTCGCCTCTCAGTGCAGGCACTACGGAGCCGACGAAGTGAAGACGATTCCAACGCTCGAGGACGAAGTGATGCGACTCGCCGCGCTGAATTGGTGCGGGAAGCTCGAGGTGAAATGGGAGTCAGGTAATATTCGCAGCGCCAGGAAGACCAACCGGGGCTACGTACGACACGATCACCTCGGCGCTGCGGTCGTAGTACTCGAGGAGTTGAGCACCCTGCGCGGTGCTCGCTTCTTCGGCGACACAACCATCGAGTTCTTTGACGGGACCACGAGCATGACCGTGGTGACCGAGTCTGTCAGGGTGAAGTGACATGAAGAACATCATCGTGTACGACCGAGAGCGCAAGGTGCCGCGCTACCTCAGCGACAAGGACTATCGCCGAGCGGACGCTGCGACTCGCTCCAGCGTGGGCGTGCGTCTCGGGTTGGGCTCTGTCGTGCGCAGCATGGAGAGCGACAAGCCTGGCACGCCGATCACCTTCATCTGCTCTACGGGCTCTGTCGACCGCTACGACAGCACCATCGCGGTCGACGGGTGGGACCTCAGCAACTTCGCGCGGAACGCGATCATGCCGTGGTGTCACAAGACCGAACAGCCTCCCATCGCGCGCTGGCAGAATTGGCGCACCGAGGACGACGCGCTCAAGATGGATGCCGTCTTCGTGCCGCTGGCATCGGACCACGACTGGGCGAAGTTCGCGCTCATGATCGAGGAGATGTACCGCAAGCATCTGATGAACGCCGTGTCGGTGGGCTTCATCCCTGTGAAGTACGAGATCGCAACCGACCGCGACGACGGCGAGTCGTGGATGCCGCCGATTGACTACCTCGAGCAGGAATTGACCGAGTGTTCCGCGGTGCCCGTGCCAGGCCAGGCCGAAGCGTTGGCCGAAGGGCGCAGCGTCGCGGACCCGTTCCTCAAAGCGCGAGCCGCGGGTGTGGACATGAGCCCCATGATCCGGCACCTGGAGCGCACCATGGAGGAGCTCAACGGTTCCGGGCTGTGGGTGCGGCGTGACGTCGCCGAGCAGCTTCGTACTGAGCTCGGGGGCTCAAAGACCTACAGCATTCCGGCGCAGCCGGGAAAGGAGCAGACCGTGGAACGCAAGAAGGTGCGGCTGGTCGTGGAGTGCAACGTCGCTGACGTGGAGCGCATGTGCGCCGAGCTCAGCAAGAAGGCGCGCAACGGAGGCGGTGTGGTTCTTCGCGCCGAGCCCGTGGAAGAGGACGACGGCGGGGACGCGACGGAGGCCTTCAAGTCTATCGCCAAGGACTTCGGCAAGCACGTCGCCGCTCTGGGCGACGTGACCAAGTCGCTCGGCAAGGCGAGCGACGCGTTCGGCGGTCACGACATGGCCTTCGTGAAGCATGCCGAGGCCTTCGGTACGGTCGCGAAGAGCCTCGCCGCGTCGGTCGACGCGCTGAAGCCCAACGTCGACCCGAAGAGCACGGCCAACAAGACTGCGCCGACGGGCGAGGCGCGGGGCGGCGCGAGCCACAAGCTGAGCTCGGCGAACTCGGCGGACCACAAGCTCGCGATGACGTCGGCGCGCGGTGCGCTCGACGCGCTGACCCGGATCGAGTCGCGGCAGAACGGCAACGACGCGGCCGATGGCGAGACGGGGACTGACAAGTCCGGCGCCGACAAGACGACTGGCACCGACGCGTCGGAGACGAAGACGGCGCCCACCCCGGTGACGCTGAGCGCCGAGGAGCAGAAGAAGGCCGCGCTGGAGGCGAAGGTGAAGGACCTCCAGCTGAAGCTCGACGCGGCCGAGCAGCGTGCCACTGGCAAGATCCCCCCGAAGCGCTCGTAGTCTGTAGTCCCACCGTCAACACAAACTGAATCACGCACGGTACGGGTCCAGCCCGATCCGCTTGCTAAGGAGAAAGCATGGATCTCGAACTCGTGGTTTCCCAGATGGAGAAGCAGCTGGCCAACATCGACTCCCGACTGGCGCAGACGCCCGTCACCACGAACGCCACGGACCTGGCCTCGCGGGCTGCGGCGGAGGCGCAGCGCGGCGAGGTCACGAGCGTTCACCGCGTCGCGGACGCCTTCGACATGTACGGAGGCAAAGGCTTGATGTTCGCCCGCGCCATGCGTGCCTCAGCCGCGCTGGTCAAGGCGCCCCACGGCACCGACCAGGCCGCGACCCTGCGCGCCTGGAAGCTGCCCGAGAACATGCTGGACCGGACCAACGAGCAGCGCGTCAACCGCGCCCTCTCGGAAGGCACGGGCGCAGCGGGCGGCACCATGGACCCCGATCGCTACGCGACGGAGGTCATCGAGATCCTCCGCGCGAAGCTCGTCGTGCTGAAGGCGGGCATCCCCTCCATCCAGATGGAAGGGCAGTCGATGACCCTGCCGCGGCAGGCGACTGACGTGACGGGCGCGTGGGTCGGCGAGCAGCAGGACGCGCCGGCGACCGGCCTGACCACCGACGCCGTCCAGCTGTCGCTCAAGAAGTACATGGCCAACGTCCCGGTCTCCAACGACCTCCTCCGCGACGCCATCGTGGCCGCGGACGTGCTCGTGCGCGACTCGCTGATCGCCGTGGCCATGCTCGCCCTGGACCTCGCGATGCTGCGCGGCGCGGGGACGCAGTACACGCCGCGAGGCATCCGCAACGCGACGGTGAGCGGCAACATCTTCAGTTCGTCCGCAGGCTCGGGTGCCAACACGCTGACCACGGCGCTGAGCGACCTGGCGAAGCTGGGCTTCCTCATCGACAACGCCAACGTGCCGCAGGTCAAGCCCGCGCTGTTCTGCAACCCGCGCTACAAATGGGGCCTGTACCAGCTGCGCGACTCGGTCGGCCGCCCCTTCTTCGAGGACATGTTCGAGACGAAGATGCTCCAGGGCGTGCCGTACTACGACACGACGCAGATCCCGAACACCCTGTCGGGCGGCGGCTCGGGCGGCTCGCAGGAGTCCGAAGTGTACCGCATCGAGGCGACGCAGTGGCTCATGGGCCTCGGCATGATGCCGACCATCGAGACCAGCCGAGAGGCGGCGTACCCGGACGCGAACTCGACGATGCAGTCGTCGTTCACCCGCGACGAGACGCTCATCCGCGTCGTGGTCCGCGCCGACCTCCAGCCGCGACACCCGCAGTCGGCCGCGGTCGCGATCGGCAACACCCTCCAGTAACGGAGGGAGGGCTCGGCGCTCCAGCCACGCATGGAGCGCCGAGCCCTTGACATCTTCGCGGTTATGCGCTGGGGCGCGTGGCCCCAGCCCCAGCCTTGTTGTGAACACCCTCTCAAGGAAGTGAAAGATGGGCATCACGAACCCGAAGAACATCGGATCTCACATCCGCTGTGTTGCGGCACTCGTTCCGCAGGCGTTGGCCGCGACCGCGGCTGCGAACACGGCGAACTCCACCCCGGTTTACAACCGGCTCCCGGACAACTACCCGCTGAGCATGACGCTCCACCTGCGCATCGGAGCGGTGACCGGCGCACCGACGAGCTTCAACGTCGTGGCGAAGGTCCAGGACTCGGCCGACGGTACGACGTTCGCGGACTACGTCCCGCCCCCGATCGCCGGCACGAAGCAGACTCTCGCGCCGCAGACTGCGCTGAGCGTGGTCCAGACCGAGGTGGAGGTCGACGTGGACCTCAGCGGTGCGCGTCAGTACATCGCGCTCAACGTCAACCCGACCTTCGTGGGCGGCACCTCGCCGACCATCCAGGCCGCTGCGGTCTTCGTCCTCGGTGGGCCGTCGGTCGAGCCGTTCTAGTCTGACCGAAGTGTGGACGCAGCGCGACGAAACCGTACGCGGAGCGCTGCGTCCATGTTGTACTTGATGCGAGCTCAGGCTAACTGCCTAGAGCTCGCTCTGTTGTGATCTGCCTCGCGCACGGGCTGAGCGCGATAGCGGGAAGTACGCACGGCCCATTTGATGTTCACACCTGAAGGAGTTTCGTCATGCCGTTCATCGTGCCGAAGGAAGAGCAGCAGACCACGAAGATCCTCGTGCAGTTCAAGCGCATCTGGCGCAACTTCTCCCCGGGTGACATCTCGTCCATCGAGCTCGCCGCGCGCGATGAGCTCGGCAACTTCTACAAGGAGCGCGACCGCGACGGGAAGCCCACCGAGCGCGACGCGAAGAAGATCGGCGACTTGCTGGTTCTGCAGATGGAGAACCCGAACCTGCGCACCGCGGTCAAGCTGACGGCGGACCAGGCGCTGCACCACCTTGGCCCGAAGGCCATGCTCGAGAACGGCTACGAGCCGGACGAGATCAAGGCCGCGCTGGCGAAGGCCGACGAGAAGACCAAGGAGCTCCAGAAGACGTATGCGGCTGGCGAGGCGCAGCGCGAGATCCACGGGTGGGTGGAGCAGCCCAAGGTCACGATGACCCCGCACTCCACGGGCCCGCTCCCGCTCCCGCTGAAGAAGTAGATTCAACACGACTTAGCTGGACCGCTCATTAGAGCGACCGACGTACGAGAGCCCATCCAAGTCCTCATGGACTCCTTGCTCTAACGTCTTCGGTCACTCTCTTGAGCGGTCCAGCGTTTGGGTGGTGCGCCGGGGCCGGGTGGCGGAGTTCCCACTGGGGTGAACTCTGAGGATGGTCCCCGGCGCACCGCGTAGTTCTGGGTTGAAGGGTGTTTTAGCTGTGCGCGCCGCGCTGGGCGCTGGGCGCATTTGAAGGCCCACCCGCTACATGGGCCTAGCCCCATGGCCTATAGCCCTCTGGCGGGGCAGCTAGGGGCCTTGCTTTGTGTGATTTGGCGCCTGGCACGGGCCACAACCGCGGGAGGCCTGTCATGGCGCATATTCGCTATCTTAAGGACCACGGGGCGTTCAACGCCGGAGAGACCGGCTCCATCGAAGAGAGCGAAGCCGCGAAGCTCGTGGCGCGGGGCGTTGTCGAGCTCCTCCCGCTGAAGCTCGCGGCTGCGCTGGCCATCAACCCGAGTAGCGAAGAGTTTGATGCCAAGAAGTTCCACGACGCGCACGCTGCGAACGACGCCGCGGCTGCGGCGACTGCGCGGATCACAGGTAAGACTTCCTACCCAAGTGTGAACGGCTACGACGTGGCCTCGGAGAAGTGACATGGCTCTGAATGCCAACGCGCTGATCGATCTGCAGTCCGTGAAGGACGAGCTCGGATACACGGACACGACGTACGACGCGATGCTGACGGGCCGGATCAATCGCGTCAGCTCGGCGATCGAGCGGTACTGCAACAAGAACTTCTTGATCGGTTACGTCACGGAGACGGCGCCCGGCCCCATCGTACGCAGCCCGCGGCTTCAGCTGAAGCGTGATCCGGTGTGGGCCGTGCAGTCCATCACGCAAGACGCCCAAGTCCAGCCGACGATCGTGAATCCTACGGTCTATCAGCTGGAGAGTTCCCGAACCGGCTGGATCTACCGCGCTGCGCGCTGGGCGACTACGGCGATTCGCCGGCCCGACATCGTCCAGGACTTTCAGCCGAACACGGAGCAAGAGTCCACGCTGATCAAGTACATCGGCGGATACATCACGACGAATATGGCGCAGACCGGCGCAGCATGGCCTGGCGCGACACAGACCGTGAAGGTCGGGACCATCTTGAAGGTTTTGCCGTCGGGATACCTGTCTCCGAATGAGCAGGTCTGGATGTCGTACATCACCCCCGACTCAGTCGGTACGGACTCCGGTGTTACGGGGTCCACGAGCCCGACGTGGCCGAGCCCCGCGACGGCTCCTCAACAGGCTGTGCTCGGAGCGCAGGGCATCATCCCAGGAGTGACTATCGTCGACGGAACCGTGACGTGGATCTACATGGGGACCGCGGGATCGGTCGGCACCGGGCTCGCAGGAACCGCGGTCACACTGCCCGACGACATCGTCGGAGCGGCGCTGGATTGCATCGTGAGCAGCTGGGCTTCCCGCGGTCAGGACACGAACGTCAAGTCGGAGTCCATCTCGGGCATCGCGTCGGTCAGCTACGGCGACCGGAACCTGTTCCCGCCGACGGCTCAAGCCATCATCGATCGCTACCGGCGCTTTATTGTCGCTTGAGGTGAGTCATGAACTTCTCGCACAGGTTCAACATCACGTTCACGGTTCAGAGTCCCACGGGCTCAGGGACTGCGGGTTCTCCCGACCCCACATTCGGCGCGCAGCGCACGATCAAGGGCCGTAAAGACACTATGAACCGACGCGTGTTCACGGCGGATGGCGAGGCCTATATCCAGGGCGATGTCTTCGTCACGGACCAGCCGCTCGCTGAGGGCGACCGCTACTGGGATGTCGGTACGGACACGTCGAACAACATGCTGAGCAAGAAGTTCTCGAGCGTACACAAGGGAGCGACCTTCGGGAACTACACGCTGTTCTATGGAGTGTTGTGATGGGCGTCAAGGTCACAGGCGCGAAGGAGCTCCTGGCCAAACTCAAGCTCTTCAAGGACCGGGCGAAAGCCGCAGCCAGCGCAGCGCTCTACCAGCGCGCACTCCAGATCATCGCGCTCAGCGACAGCATGGTTCCGGTTGATACCGGGCGCCTGCGCGCGAGTCACTTCGTTGGACTTCCCGATGACTCGGGCAAGTTGAAGATGGGTTACGGCGCGAACTACGCGATGCCTGTGCATGAGCGACTTGACGTGAAGCACGAGCATGGGCAGGCGAAGTTCTTGGAGACCGCATTCGACAACTTCGCGTCGTCGAATGCGGCTTGGCTGCGCGAGAAGACGGTAGAGAATATCCGCAAGGGTATCGCGATCAAGTCTGGCGGTTTTCCAACGACGCCCGAGAGCGGAGACTTGACGGGCGCCCATCACGAAGCACTCCGCATGAACCGCGCGCATGACCGGGCGCGAAGGAAGAAGTGATGGCAACCCTGTCTCCGGAAGTTGACATCGCAGCTGTACTCGTTGCCGCGACCACCGTCTTCAGCCCCGCGCTGGCCATGGACACCGACATCAAGTACGGCCCGCCCCGCGCGCCACTGAGCGCCGGAAACACTGCGCGAATCTGGATCATTCCGTATGGTGGTCAAGAGCCCGATCCTCTGATCAACGCCGCTGTGGACGGGAGCATCTACTACTCCAAAGTTCAGATCGTCGTGCGCGGCTTGGTCGAGGATTACATGGGCTCGCTGACGTTGGCGCGCAAGATCCGCGACGCGTTGCATACGAAGCATCCGAGCACGTACATCTCGCTCCGCGCGCTGAGCAGTGAGCCCATCTACCTCGGGATCGATGAGATCAACGAGCATCGCTGGACTATCAGCTTCGAAGCGATGTGGCGCGCGTAGTTCACCCTAACCAGGAGAGCAGCACATGGCGAACCTTGAAGTTGGCTATTCAGGCAAGGTGGAAGTCGCGGACGACACGAACGGGTCCCTCGGGACTTGGGTCGCGCTCGGAGCAACGAGCGAGGGCGAGATCACGCCCAAGAACAACACCGCGGACGTGACGCAGGTCAACCAGGCGGGCTTCGAACAGCGCCTCCCGACGACGCAGGACGCGGACATCAAGGCCAGCGTGTTCTTGCTGTCCGGCTCGGCGGACCCGGGGTACACGAAGTGCCTCACGTCGCTGAAGAACCGCGTGGAGATGTGGATCCGCGTCTGGCGTGACGCGACCACGTACAACCTCGCGCGGGTGTACTGCACTTCGGTCCCCAGCAAGATCGACCCGAAGAACCCGGTGAAGGTGGAGTTCAGCTTCGCGTTCAGCGGCAACCCGAACGGCTACACCATCAACAACCTGCTGACCGGCTCGCCGTACGCCGCGACCGTGATCCTCGGCATCGCGTAAGTCTGTCGCACACCTGGCCCGTCCAACTCGCAAGGGTTGGACGGGCCTCTCTTTCTGGAGTCGTACATGCCCGCCATCGTCGTAGGTTACGCAGGAAAGCTCTCGCTCGGTGGCGCTCCGGTCAACCCCGGCGCAGCTGAGGCAACGACCCAAGTCGGTGGAACCAAGGAGTACCAGATCACGAACGCTGTGCGCCGGGTCTTGGACCCGAACACTGCGATCGTGATCAAGGACGGCGTGAGTACGGTCTCGCCGGCGAACTACACTATCAACCTGATGAAGGGAAGCGTGACCTTCGTCAGCACGTATACGGTCGGCGGAGCCGTCACGTTCGCATCCGGGTACAAGTACATCCCGCGCGCAGCCATCGCGAAGGTCAGCAACTTCGAGGGCGCGCCTGTTCTGAACACCGCGGACGCGACGATGATCGGCGCGAACAATCCGAATGGCTACGAGCAGCGACTCCCGACGACGCTGGACTTTAGTGGTAGCTTCACTATCTTCAACTTCCTGGCCGACCAGTCGCTCCAGACGTACGTGACCAACAAGACGCCGATGCTCCTCGAGCTCGACTTCGATGGCACGGGCTCGGGCGTGACGCGCGCTTGGGTCATCATCACCGCGTGCAATAGCAACATCAAGCCGAAGGAGCTCAACAACGCGGAGTGTTCGTTCACGCTCTACGATCAGTCGCTCGCGGCCAACGCGCTCAACGGCACCATCTGCAACGCCGCGTTTGACTTCGTCGTCACGTAAGCGCACAACCTTCCACCCGGCGCGACAGCGCCACCACTGAGGAGCAGTACATGGCAGACCCCAAGAAGGACGATCTCCGTACGGCAGCGATCAAGGGCGACATCCGCTTCGACACGTTCGAGCACAACGGGCAGGTCTTCGGCGTTCGGCAGATGACGCCGCGCATCCAGCAGAAGCTGCTCAAGCACAAGGACGACCCGTCGGGCCGGACCGCGCAGCTGGCCATCGAGATCGTGTGCGCCGTCGCGCTCATGCTCGACCCCGAGGGCAAGCCGCTCGTCGACGAGATCAAGACCCCGGTCATGCAGGCCGTCATCGGCGACGACGGGAAGCCCGTCACCGAGCCCATGCTCGGCACCCGCGGCGAGCCCATCATCAGCGTCGAGGGCAAGGCCCTCATGCAGGCCGTGATGAAGCAGAAGGTGGACGCCGACGGTCAGCCGGTGTTCGACGTGACCACGAAGGCGAAGTACATGCTCGGCGACAAGCTGTTTGACGACACGTACTTCGAGACCTTCATGGACCAGGGCAGCGACGAGGACAGCTTCCTCTACAAGGTCGCGATGACCGCGCAGCGGGTCAACGACCGCGGCGACGCGAAGGCCCGCGCAAAAAAGTCCTAAGCGATCCGGGAACGCAGCTTCGGTTCTGGATCGCTGAGAAGTTTGGGCTGTTCCCCTGGGATACGCGGCTCTGGGCCATAACCATGGACCAGGAAGAAGAAGTCCAAGAGTGGTTCCGGCTCCGCAACCAGTGGGACGCCGAAGCCTACGAAGCCGCGAAGCGCAAGGCCAAACTCAAAGGGTGATACCATGTCGGCTGAGACGGATCTGCTTACAGTTTCGATGTCGGCCGATGCGGCTCCGCTGACCGCGGGTCTCTCTGCAGCAGAGCAGGCATGTGCGAAGGCGTTGGAGTCCACTGATCGTCTCAGTACGGCGCTCGACGCGCTGACTGAGGAGATGGCCGCGAACCGTGAAGCTGCGGACTCCGCTGGGGAAGCACACTCTGCGAGCGCCAGTGCCATCGGCATGGCGACTCAGGCTTGGGGCCTGGCGCTCGCAGCTGTGGAGAAGGTCGTTGGCGCACTCGTGGAGTTCGGCGACCAGGCCATCGAGTCCGCGCAGGCCATGGACCCCGGGGCTGCGATCAGGTGGTCGTCGTCTGTGGACGGGCTGCGCAGCGCGTGGGCCACGCTCACGGGAACGCTTGCCAAGCAAGTGATGCCCGCTATCGAAGCTGTGATGGACGAGTTCACGAAGCTGTTTCAGACGCTGGCAAAGTACGACTGGAAGGCCATCTTCGCAGAGCTCTTCCACATCATCGACAGCATCGTTCCGTACGTCAAGACCATCGGTACGGGCATCCTAGACGCGCTGACATGGCCGTTCCGCACGGCTATCAGCATGATCGAAGAGCAGATGGCCACGGCCATGACGATGCTCGGCGACATCATGAATAAGTTCGCGGGGACTGGGCTCGGTAAGCGCCTCGGCCTCGACGCGCACATTGGCGACGCGCTGGCCGAGACGGGCCGAGACATGACGGCGCAGGCTGCGAAGATCAAGGGCAGCTTCGCCGGCCTGGCCAGCGAGGTCGGTAACGGTATCAAGGTTGGGCTCACCGCAGCGGTAGATGCTGTGGCGGGCGGAGGTTCGATCAAGCGTCTGCAGGATGCCATGACCGTGAAGTCCTCGGGTCCGGGCAATGCGGACGGGCAAGTCGCCGTGACCAAGCGGATGATCGACATGGAGGCCACGGCCTTCGGCATCCGTATGGCCCACGAGAAGGAGATCTTCGACCTTCAGACCGTGGCTGATCAACATCACATCGCGCAGATTCGGCAGGAGGTTGCCGAGAAGAAACAGGCTGCGCTCGCGGAGTACTCGGAGGCGAAGAACCGCGTCGGGAAGGCCGAGACCAAGCTGACCGAGGACCAGGGCAAGAACGCCGACATGGCCACGATCGCGGCCGACCAGAAGGCGCTCAACGATGCGATGGCCGACATGGGCGTCAAGGGCGCCAACGCGGTCAAGCTGATGAGCGACGCTGTGTCGGACGAGGCTCGTGCGTCTGGCGTGTTGAAGGCGCAGGCTGAGGACACGAAGCTCGCCTACACCGAAGCCCGCGCGATGGCGGACAAGGCAGCAGAGGCAGCTGCGGCAGGGAGCCATAAGGGCGCGCTGGACGTCCGAGCGAGCGAAGCGAAGCAAGCCGCGGACATGCTCGAGGGACAGTATAAGCAACAGGCCGCGGAGGCCTGGACCGCGCAGGGCGCGGAAGCCAAGCTCAAGACGCAGACTGCGCACGAAGTCGCGCAGATTGGTAAGGACGCCACCGAGCTCCAAGCCAAGCGGCTCGAGGACGCTGCGAAGGTCGCTGCCAAGATCGCAGAGGAGATCAAGAAGAATCACGAGAGCGCACTCAAGGGCGCGGTCACGGGCTCGGCTGGCATCGTCATGGGCGGCGTGGAGGCAGCCGCTAAGACGGGCGACCCGATGGCCGCCCTGCTCGACGTCGTGATCGGCATCGTCGCAAAGAGCAAGGGCTTCACTGATCTGATGGGCGCGGTCAACAAGCTGCTCGACGATGTTGGCGGGGCGCTCGGGCAGCTGTTCGAAGGGCTGACGCCCATCATCCAGATGACCGAGACCCTCATCGCGCCGCTACTCAACGCGCTGGGCTCGGTGCTCGAGCAGGTTGGCGGGGCGCTCGTCGCCATCCTTCAGCCAATCATGATGGCACTCAACCCGCTGATCATGTCGCTGTCCGACCTGCTCGTGGCGCTTGGCCCGCTGATCCCGCTGACCGTGCAGTTCGCCATGCTCGTCTCCGGCGAAGGGCCTGCGCTGGACATTGCGGCCGAGGCGCTGAAGCTCCTGTCGCCGGCGATCGAGCTTCTTGCGAAGGGCATCAAGCTCGTGGTCGATGCCATCGCCGGAGTCTGGAACTGGATCGTCGACGAGATCGCCAGTGTGTTCAAGGCGCTCGAGGGCATCCCGCTTGTGGGAGGTATCGCCAAGGACGCCGCGACTGACATCGAAGCGATGAAGGTGCAGGTCAACGCGGTAACGCCTGCCGCTGAAGGTGCCGCCGCTGCGCTCACGCAGTTGCAGGGAGCGGGTACGGACATCACGAGCGCGTTCGGCGTCATGCGAAACGTTCTCGCAGACGCCAACGCGCGCAACTTGGCGAGCACCGAAGTCAGTGCGTACAACGGGCTCGGTCAACACGACGCGGGAAGCGGTGACTTGTTCAACGTAGCATTCGCCAAGGGCATGAACGATCAGGTGCTCGAGCCGCTCATCTCTACGATGAACACGGTTCAAGCCAACCTTTCGGGCGCGCAGTCCAACGATTCCTCGGCCATTGCTAAGGTCGCGATGGACGACGCCACCATCCGCGCGCTGCGGACGGCCATCGGACAGACCAGCGATCCCGCTGTGGTGGCTGCGCTGCAGAAACAGCTGACGTCGACCGAAGCGTCCGAGGTCCTCGATCTGGACGCGCAACGCCTGGCCGACGCACAGCTGGCCGTCCAGCAGGATCAGCTTACTGTGGCGAAGGACGCGCTCCAGATGCAGATCCTTCAGCTGGAGTACGACGAGGCGGGCCGCGAGGGAAACTCGGCCGCACAGGCCAGCCTCCTCGACGCGATGATCGCGCTTGGTGACGACCAGACCGCGGCACTCACCGCGAAGTCCACGGACCTGGACGCCGTCCAGCAAGCGATGGTCCAGCAAGCGAAGGACCAGGCCGCGGCCAGCATCTCCTCCAACGGCGCAACCAACGCAAACACGAAGGCGACCAAGGACAACACCCAAGCCCTGACGAACATGGTCTCGGGATTCAATACTGCGCGCTACACGTACAACGCGCAGGTGGACAGTGCGCGAGACGGGGCCGGCGAGACCGACGCGCAGCCTTGGAAGCATCCCGTGGACATGTCCAGCGTCACGGATGAGATCAAGAAGCATCTCCAGATGGTGGCGCAGTCCGGAGGCGGTTCCGGAATGCACATTCATGGCGACGTGAAGGTGGAGGTGGACTCGCGGGATCCGGGTACGTTCGCAGACCGGGTCGAGGCCGCAATGCGACTCAAGACGTTCAGGAAGCGCGGGCTCAATACGCCTGGCACTTCTGGAGAGTTCCCCTAATGCCAGCACTCGCGCTCAACGGCATCACCATCCCCATCGCTCGGGATGGCATCACGGTCGCAACCGACCTCGTGGGATCTGGCCCCGACCGTGCGCAGGACGGCTCCACGCGCTTCAACTACCAATCGCTCCGGCGACGATGGCAGTTCAAGACGGAGCGGATGCCGTTGATCGACGCCTCCTTCCTGGCCGCTATCATCGCGGGCCAGGGGGAGCGTTGGGCGTTCGATACGGACATGTACGGCGACAAGGGTCAGGGGCCGAGCGTCGCGCCTGGCACACCCACAGGCTCGTCGCTCGCTGCGGGGAAGTACGGCAACGCGCTCACTTTCACAGCTGCTACGGGCAACGCCGCAATATTCCCGACGCCGCCTGCGCCCGATGGATGGACTGTCTCGCTCTGGTATCAGCAGTCGGCGGGCGGGTTTGATCACTACTTCGTAACGGCGCTCGGCGATGTCGGCTCGGGCGGCGTCGCGACCGTGTGGAAGAACAACGTGGCGCAGAGCTCGTTCATTCCGTTCTTCATGACGTACGCAGCCGCGACGGGCATCTCGCTCAAGAGTCAGGCCGTCATCGCCAACTTCGACGATCTGGTCTTCATTCCTGCGCAGCTGACCACGGTCTCCGCAGCGATCCGCACTCAGCTTTACACATGGCTCACGACCAACGCCTGGAGCACTCCGTACCCGCGTCTCAGCGCGTCAGGCGACTTCCACACGGTCACGGTCCAGGCGGTAGGCAAGGTTGGGGACATGACCAACGCGATGTCCGTAGTCAACGGTACGTTTCAGGACAACGCACGGAAGCTCGACTTCGAGCTCTGGGAGTAGACAATGCGCGCAGACCGCAACGCTCAGCACCTTGAGTTCTTTACCAACCAGAGCCAAGCGGTCTTCATCCGCGTAGACATCCAGGAGCAAGTCTCAGGAATCTGGCGGGACATCACGCTGCGCAGCGGCTACAACATGCTGAGCGGCGCGAAGTTCTCCATGAACGTGGACCAGCCTGGGATGACGCTGGATCTCTCGATCAAGCGCGAGATCTTCCAGCTGTCGATGGCACCACTCATCACGAAGAGCAAGATCAACGCCGTGTCTGGCTCGTACAGTGCGCTCGTCCGCCCGAATGCCAACGTGCGAGCCTACGTTCAAGTTCGCGCGTCGGGCCAGGGCCCTGTCACTACGGGCCACGTGGACGGCGACGGCCTGGCAGGCGCATGGATCTGGATCTTTGACGGGCAGATCGACTCGCCTGACTCGGGCGCTGATCCGATGCAAGTGTCTTGCTCCGACTTGATCTCCAGGTTGCAGCGGACGTGGATCAAGACCGAGCGCGTCTACGGAGTGTGGCAGGCGAGCACCCGCGTCCTCAGCGGCACGGTCGTCGTTCCATCGCCGCAGTCCAGTATCACGCCGAACAACCTGGACGCTCCGACCGGCCCGTGGTGGCAGGCGCAGAGCACGTTCACGACCGGGACAACGGAGCCAACGTGGCTACTCACACCCATCGTGGGCACGTCCACGGTGACCGACGGCGCTGGCAACGTCTGGAAGTGCATCAGCACGAACGTCGCCGATGTCGCTGGCACCGAGCTCGGCGTCCACATGCAACAGATCCTCGACGACAACATGGGCGTCGGCGCCTGGGCACTCACCACCGTCGGCTCTACGTTCCAGTCGATCAACCCATATAAGCTCACAGGGATGTCCGTCTGGCAGGCGCTCCAGAACGTGGCGGACATCATCGGGTGGGTGGTGCGGTACGTATGGGACAACGGGAGCTCGACGTTCAAGCTCAAGTTCTTCGACCCGGTACGCACAGGCGGCTCGAGCGTTCAGTCGTTTCAGTCGTTTCAATACAACGACATCACGACGTTCAAGCAAGACATCAGTACAGTCCGCAACGACATCGACGTTCGCTACTTCAACAGCGTTGCGAACGTCGATGCCAGTGGCAATCCAATCGCGAGTACGGTGAACGTCCAGGACGCGACGAGTATCGCAGCCAACGGCGACCTCTACGCAGCCATCGCCGAGGGTGCGGCCACAGGCATCAACGACGCGACCACAGCTGCGCGCCTGGCCAACGCTGCGCTGACGGACTTGGCGCAGGTGCCGATCCAGACGCAGATAGAGGTGAACTTCCTGTGGTGGCTTGAGCTCAACGACCTTGTCACGCTGGTCCCCAACGGGCTCCAGTTTGACAGCGCCACGCTCCCGACCACGAACTGGAACGTACTCGCTGTTTACGGCATCGAGCTCACCTGCAGTACGGACGGCAGCGCAGATACGATGATCAGTCTGCGCAGCGCGCCGTGCTCGGGCGTCTACCGCTGGCACGACAAGCTCGCCGGCGGAGGTCGCAACGGTGGATCGGTCAAGACACTGACTCCCCACGGGGTGTCGAACATCGTGGCGAACTCCGCCCTCCGCGGGGCCCGCATCAGCTACACTATCCCCAGCGCACGGTTGGGCACCTACCGGCACACCGAGCTACACGTCAGCTCCTCGTCAGGCTTTACCCCGGCCTCCGCCACGCTGCGAGGCACAGGCACAGGCGGCTACTTCCTGCTCGGCGACCTGACTCCCGGCATCACCTACTACTACAGGCTGCTGCACAAGGACGCGCGGGACAACGCTGGCGTAGCGAGCGCAGAGCGCAGCTTCGTCGCCGGCCAGGTGCAGACCACGGACATTGCCAACAGTGCGGTGCTGCCCACGCAACTCAGCACCCCCCTGCGCACGTTCGCGCGCATGGTGATGCCAGTGGGCCCGGAGCTCACGTACCCTGGCAACGACATCGCGATCACCTGGAAGACAACGGCCGACATCGATCCCGCCGCAGGCTTCCAGTCCGACCACCAGAACTGGAAGAACATCATCAGCGACGGGTGGTTCCGCGTCCGCGTGCACATGCACTGGACGACGAACGTGGTGCCTGGAGATCGTCTCCAGCTTTACATCGTCAAGGCCACGGGCGCCACGGTCACGGCGTACTACGGGTCAGGCGTTGCGCTCGCCAATACAGACCGCGCAGGCGCAGACGTGATGTTCCTACTGTTCGAGGAAATCATCTTCATCGCGAAGAATGACCAGATCCGTATCCACGCGTCGCTCACTGGTTCGACCACGCTTGGCGCTCTCACAACGCGCGTCATGAAGGGTCCGGTCGTCGCTGCTACGCTCGCCGGCTCCACGACGGGTTGCTGGTGGGAGATCGAGCGGTTGCCGTACATCTAAGGAGCGTCTATGTCAGTCATCGACGTCATCGCGCAGAACGGCATCACAGTCGTCGCGCCTGCGGCGAAGCAACTGTTCTACATCGCGTCGCCAGGTCAGGCCGCTGTCGCTGCAGGATCCACGTTGCGCGGAGCTCTTCAGGACGTGGCCACCCTCTCAGCGTTCACGAACTCGTGGGTCAACTTCGGAGGAGGCGGGCCCACCTACGAGTTCGCTGCTTACTGGCTCAACTCGTTCGGCGAAGTGTGCCTTCAGGGCAGCATCAAGGCCGGGACCATGAGCGCGTCCGCGTTCACGCTCCCGGCTGGGCTGCGCCCCGCGAAGAATCATCAGTACGCAGTCGCGAGCTACAACGGAACCTCAAACATCTACGGGATGGTGGAAGTCACAGCCGCAGGTCTGGTCGTGCCCACAGTCGGCGCGAATAACCTCATCTCGTTGGATGGCATCAGGTTCACGATCTAGTGGAGAGTACTCTCACAACGCAGCGCAAGGAGCATCGCATGTCAACCGAAGAGCACCCTCCTGCAGCAGAAGCTCAGCACCACGAAAGGGAGGCGCTTGAGCTTCCTGAGCGCGGAGTGCCCGCATGGCTCGCCATCATGGGCGTCGCAGTAGGCATCTTCATCTCCGCATCTGGGGCAGTCGGGAGTTACGCGATCATGTCCTGGCGCGTCAACGACACGGACAAGAAGCTGGAAGTGCAGGCGAAGCAGATCGAAGACCTGCGCGAGAAGCAAGCGAGCCAAGCGGTCTTGATGGGAGAAGTCAAGATCGAGATGACCAACATCGGTAAGAACGTAGAGGGCCTGGATCGCAGGCAGAGTGAGACAAACGCTCTCCTGCGGGAAGTCATCGCGCACCTCCCGAGCATCGACCACAGCCACACCCACTGATTCCCGCTCGCCACTCGCGAACGGCTACGTAGCATCCACCCGAAGGAGCACCACCACCATGAAGCGAATCCTCTTGCGGTCCTTGCTGTTCACAACTGCCCCGCTCGTCGCGACCGCCGAGCCCTCCACCCTCACCTACGACATCGAGCGCCTGGCGCATGCGCAGAGCACCAGCGGTACGGCGGGCGGGGTGGCCACGCCCGCCGCGCCCGCCGCCGCCTCGAGCTCTGGCGGGGCTGTGCAGTCCCCTCCGACGGCACCCGCGGCCCCGTCCAGCGGGGGCTTCGGCGCCATGCTCTTGGGACTCCTGTCCTCCAGCTGGGAGTACGTCCTGACCTTGCTGCTCAGTATTCCGGTCATCGCGACCTTGCTGACTGCGCAGCGCAAGAAGCTCATCGCCGACGCGACCTTCCATGCGTTCTGGGCTGTGGAGGACGCGGTCTCGGACGCGGACATCAAAAGCCCGATCGTCGACAAGGCAGGCGCGGGCTTGAAGATCGCCAATCAGTACATGCTGGACCACGGGTGGCGGGGGCTGAAGCCCGGCGAGGTGGACGCGACGAAGACCGTGTTCAAGTCGATGAACGCACAGCTGGACGCGCAGACCAAGGGCAGCGACTCCCCTTCCTCGGCTCCGAGCCCCAAGTAACCGGGCTTCAGGTTCGGAGCAGCATCTTCGTGGAGCACGACGGACTCGGCGATATGTTCAGCGCGCCGATCAGCCGCGCAGGTGCGCGCGTCGAGCTCCAGAAGCCCATCGTCGGCGGGCTGTTCAGCTTCGCAGCCGGCGAAGCCGCGATGTCTAAGCAGCCCGCGGGTTGGACTCCGGACTTGCGCGTGAGCGCAGGGCTGGGCTTCAACTTCTGAGCACAACGCCCGACCATCCGCAAGGGTGGTCGGGCGATTTTCGTTTTCAACTGGAGTCCCAAATGCAAGTGGAATTTTCGCAATTGCAGAAGATCGCTCCTCGTGCTACGCTCGAGAGTTTCGTCGGACTCAACGAGGCCATGGCGGAGTTCGGCATCGACACGCCGCTGCGTGCAGCCATGTTCCTCGGGCAGCTGTCCGAGGAGTGCATTGAATTCACCACCTTCCGCGAGATCTGGGGCCCCTCGAAGGACCAGCTTCGGTACGAGCGGCCCATGCTGGCCGATGGCTCACTCGCACCGAAAGTCAATCCGCTTACCACGAAGGTCCCGACGTGGCAAGTCCTGGGAAACTGGCGGCGAGGCGACGGGAAGCTGTTCATGGGACGGGGCGGCATCCAGCTGACCGGAGGCGGGAACTATGAGGAGTGTGGCACGGAGCTCAAGCTGGCGCTGCACGAGCAGCCATGGCTCGCCGAGCTCGCCGAGAACCGCTACCGGGTGAGCGGCTGGTACTGGAGAAAACACAAGCTGAACGCGCCCTCCGACGAAGGCGACGTGCGGCGTGCAACGCTGCTGATCAATGGGCCCGGCCTGTATGGCCTGGCGCAGCGGGAGGCTTACTACACCCGGGCGCTTGCCGCTCTCGGGGCTGTGGCGGCCTGCAGCTAGGCGCCAGAGCCCGCGGCCTGTGCAGGCTATGCCACGGGCCGGGCCGCCTGCCGTTAGCCCTCTGGCGGGGCGTATAGGACGCCGAACTGGGCCTCGCCGGCCCGGGGCGCGCTCATAGACCCACAAACGCAGCGGGCCCGGCTCCTTTTCAGGAACCGGGCCCGCTTTTCGTCGTTGAAGCTCAGTCCACCAACCGCTGGCTACTTCGCCTCGGTCAGCTTGACGAATCCGTGCTTCTCGTCCCATCGCAAGTCGGCCATCCGCCCGCCCGCGGCGAGCAGCTGCTCGACCGTCTGCCCGTCATTCGTGTAGAGGGCGAAGCGCGCCTGGCCGTGCTCGGTGCGCTTGGGGTTCTCGGTCGCGAGAACCTCGATGGTCGACGAGAGCAGCGCGGCCTTCTTCAGCTGGCCTTCGGTCGGCGCCTTCGGCTCCTTCGGGGTCTCCACCTCGCCCTCGGTGGGGGTCGCGGCGGCGGGGGCGACCTTCGCCGGCTTCGCGGGCTTCGCGGGCTTCGCGGCGGGCGCAGCGGCGGGCGCAGCGGCGGGCGCAGCGGCGGGCGCAGCGACTGGGGCGGTCTTCGGGGCAGTCTTCGGGGCCATGATGTTGCTCCTGGGGATTCCAGCGTTTGCTGGTTGGATGCGCCGAGCACCATTGCTCGGTGTGAGGATGTATAGCGTGGGCTACGTAGGAGTGCAAGTTCTTTCGTACTTATTTTGCCAAGTGCCTGAATTTTCAGGTCTTTTTCTGAGCCTCCTCGTGCTCGTCATACAGGTACAGCCGGGCCACAGTGCGATTCCCAAGCTTCAGCCAGGCCGCGCTGACCTCCTTGCCTGTGGGCGCAGCGGCGACGAGCAGCCCCAGGAATGCCTTGATGGCTGTGCGGTCGTTCGGCTCCATCATGGTGGAGGGCCGCGGCTGCTTACCGCCCGGCCCGAGGAAGAGGTACGTGTACTCCTTCACGACTCAAACTCCTTGCCGCAAAAGCACGCCTGCGCCGAGATGGGATTCAACTCGGTGCAACCGCCGCACACCTTCGCCAGCTGGTAGCCTCCGGGCGTGGCGCAGTCCGCCCCGGGCACCGCATTCTCGCCCTCTCCGCGGAAGAGCTTCCGGGCCAGCTGGCCCGCCCCGTCCACGGCCCGAACGAGCAGTGCGTGTTCCTTGGTCAAGGTCTTCAGCGCCTGGCGCATGGTGCTCGGTCCACGATTTCGCTTTGCCATGGTCTGCTCCTTGTGCTACGATGAAGGGTTGTCGCGGAGATGTTGTGCGGCCATCTTCTCCACGCGCTGCGCCTGCTCTTCTTGCGGACCACGTTGGCCCGGCTCTGCGCGCCATGCCGCGGCGCAGCGCAGAAGGTACGCGTGATGCTCCCGTCGGTTCCGCAGGTTGTTGTCCGCTCCAAGAAACTTCCTCACGTGTACCTCCCAGGTACCGCGCCGACCCTACACGGGCCGGGCGCAGCGTGCAACCATGAACCTAACTGCGAGCCGTGGCGTCGAACGCCTTGCGCGACTGGCGCTTCGCCATCGGCCGCGCGCAGCGGGTGCAAGCGTTCAACCGAACCGAAGCGTGCTTCCCAGCTGCGCTGTTCATGCGAGAAGAGTAACCCGGGGCTTCGCAGGTTGCAAGCCCCGGGATGACGATTTCTTACTTCTTGTAGATGTAGCCCACCATCAGGTCCTTCTGCACACCCGTCATCAGCCACACCGCGGCCATGGCGCCCTCCGGCATCCCAATCTCGCGGCGGGCGTAGACCCACACGCTACTCACGCCGACGATGCGCCCGTCGAAGTACCGAGGACGCTGGCCGTAGCTCCAGCCCGTGGTCACCACACGCAGCGGGTTCTCGCGGTCCCGGGCATGCTTCTCGTACTGCCGACCGTCCATGTCGCGCATGAAGGCGGCGAGGTACGTGCCATTCAGGCCGAGCAGGTAGGCCTCCTTCCCAGCGATCATCTTCAGCTCGTACTGCGCCTTCTTGTTGGACGTGGTGGCCGGGGCCATGTGCGACTCCTGTGTTGCGCGGTGTGAAAGAAGAGTAGCAAAGATCGTCGCGCTGCGCAAGTAGCAGCGCGACGAATGTTGTAAAGCCGACGCTACCACCCGAAGAAGCTGAGCGTGTCGCACTTCGCCTGTATGCGGCGGAGTAGCTTGGGGCTGACCACGCCGCCCGTCACGCGGAGCACGCCCTCGGTCTGGTTGCACCACGCGGTCTCCTGACCGCTGCGCGTAACGCTCAGGCTGTACGCATTCTCGCGCTCCACCACAACCACCCCGCCCGCGTCGCGCAGGGTGAACGACTTGGGCGGGGTGTTCATGCTAGGCCACCTTCACGGCGAGCGTAGTGCCGCAGGTGTGGTTCCGCATCTCTAGGCTGTAGGCCTCGGGCTCCTCCGCGTCGGTGGGGTCCGCAGGCACGTCCCAGGTCTTCGGGTCGGGTAGCTGCGCCCATTCGGCCGCGGTGATCGCCACGCCGCACTTCGTGCAACGTTTGGGAAACTCGCCGGCCACTGGGGTCTTCATGCTGGGCTCCTTGCTGCGCGGCACCATTGCCGTGAGAGAAGAGTAGCAACCCTTCTCCCGCGGCGCAACAACATTCGTCACACCTGCTCGCCGTTGGCATCGCGCGCCGTGACGTGGTGGGTGTGGCCACACCCGCGGCACTCAGCCAGGAGGTCTTCGCTGCCACCACCGACCAGCCGACCGTCTTCGGTCATGTTGGCGTGGCAGGACTCACAGAGGAACTTGCCGCCCATGCCCTGGAGGCGGATGGTGCCCTGCCGCGCAGGGGCCAGCTGGAGGGTGACGTTGCCGTCGCAGGAGGTAAGCTTGGCGGCCTTCAGGGAGATGGTGGGCATGTGCGGCTCCGCGGCGCTTGGTTAGTGGGAGAGTGTTGCGCGCCTTGTGAAAGAAGAGTAGCGCGGGCTCACGGGGAACGCAAGTGCTTTGTGACGAATGTTGTAAACTCGGCGCAGGCCCCGCGCTGCGCCGAGTTTACGAGTGGGCTACTTCCCCAGAATCACGATGCCCTTGCTGACATCCCAGCGCAGGTCGGCCATGGTGCCGCCGAGCGCCAGGAACTCCGCGACCGTAGTCGCTTTGTTGTAGTACGCATCGAACCGGGCCGCCGAGGCGCCACGCTTCGTGACCCCGGGCTTGAAGGTGAGCGACTGCGCGGGGTTCATGGCCATCGGGTTCTTTCGGCCCATTCGGACCACGTCGGCCACATCGCCGACGAGCTTGGCCACGGGGTCCACGGTAGGCCCCGGCTTCGGCGTCGTCACCTCGGGCTCCACAGGCAGCGCAGCGGGCGGAGGCGACTTCACGTGGGGCGCCATGGCCACCTCGGCGGGCCGCGGGGTGACCAGCGGGCTCGCGGCCTGTGCGGCCTGCTTCATCTCAAACTCCTTCTGGCCCGCGTTCTCGGTGGCGATGTGCAGCTGCTCCAACGCGCCGAGCAGCTTCTCCCGCGGGATGCTGGGGTCGGCCTTCTGCGCCTGGAGCCCGTGGCCCTTCGCCAGGCCGACGAGGCGCTTGTGGTCCAGGTGAAGCTGCGGCATGGTGTACGCGGCCCACAGTTCGCGCGCCTTGATGACATGCGCCGGGGCAGACGTGGTGGGCTTGACTGCGGACTTCGGGGACTTGGTTGCCATGGTGAAGCTCCGGGTTCGACGTGGTTGCTGCGTTGACTGCGCCCTACAAGAGGAAGAGTAACCCGGGGCTCGCAGGATTGCAAGTCCCGGTTGTACGATTTGTGACGATTTGTTACGGAACGAGCTTGAAGATGCCGTGGGCCAGATCCCAGCGGAGGTCGGCGCGCGTGCCGCCGAGGGCGAGGAACTCGCCAACCGTGGTCGCGCCGCTGTAGGCTTCGAACCGAGCCGCGCAGGCGCCACGCTTGCCCATCCCGTCCACGGCCTGAATCTTCGTGTCCGGGGCCAGCTGCGCGGCCTTCGCCTTCGCCGGCTTCGCAGCCTGCGCGACCGTGGTCGGCGCCTGGCCCATGCGCTCGTCGAAGTAGGCCGCGGCCTGCGCGTTCGTGGCGTTGTCAGTGGAAATCTCGCAGGTCTGCCACACGCTCTTCGCGGTCTGCCCGTTGGCCTTGCGCCCGCGGCCGATGCCCGGCTCCTCATTGACCGCCTCCGCCCCGACCAGCCCTGCGGCGTCCAGCTTACCGAGCGCGTTGCGCGCGGCCGAGGCGCTGATGCCGAAGTGCTCGGCGACGTCCGTGGTGTGGACGGCGAACTCGGCGAAGACGTAGAGGTAGATGGACTTCAGGTCGGTGGTCATTTGCGGCTCCAGGCGGCGAGGTTGTTTGTTGCGCCGTTGAAAGAAGAGTAGCGCAGGTGTTCCGGTAATGCAAGCGACTATCTTCGGGTTCGTGACGATTTCTGTAAACTCCGCGCAGCGGGCAGGCTGCGCGGAGTTTACGAGTGGCCTACTTGGAGACGACCGCGTAGCCGTGCGCGAGGTCCCAGCGCAGGTCGGCCATCTTCCCGCCGAGCAGGATGAACTCGGCGACCGAGGTGGCTGCGCTGTACTTCGCGAAGCGGGCGAAAGACGACGTGCCAGGCCGCTTCGGGTTTTCAGTGACGAAGCGCAGCCCCGTGACCGTGGTGTCGGTGCTGACCACCTTGCGCATGTCCCGGAGAACGGCGACGTCGGCGTACTTCGGGGAGGTGGCGTTCTTCAGGACGTTGGCGGACATGTGAGGCTCCAGGTGTTGCGTGAGGCGCGGGATGCGCCGTTGAAAGAAGAGTAGCAAGGTTCTTCAGGCGTTGCAAGTACCTTCTTCGTTTTATTTACTTGACCACGGTGACGAACCCGTGAGCGAAGTCCCAGCGGAGGTCCGCAGCGGTGCCGCCGAGGAGGAACATCTCCGCGATGCAAGTAGCAGCGCAGTAGCGAGCGAACCGGGCCGCCGAGGCGCCACGCTTGCTGACGCCAGCCTTGAAAGCAATCTTCGTGACCTTCGTGCTGTTCGACTTGACGGTACGGAGATCGCGGATCGAGCGGGCCATGGTAGACTCCAGGTTCAGCGGGTTGACTGCGTTTGTGAGAGAAGAGTAACAGACTTCTTTGAGCGCTGCAACTTCTTTCTTCACTTTGTTTCGCGGCTTGCTGCGCACCGCACCGCGTCCCAACAAGAGAGAGGATAGTACCATCCTCTAAGGAACGCAAGCCCCTCGATGACGATTTCTGAAGAAAGTTCCCAAGTGCCTGGAATCACTTGGGAACTTTCGAAGGCCGCTACTCGCAGCGTGCCGCGTGGATGCTGGGCTGAATCGCGACGAAGGGCCGCGGGGCGCTGCACAGGCCGGCGATGTCGTCCTCCATGGCCTGTGCAGCGTAGTCCAGCGCGTTCCAGGGAGCCTGCGCCACAGCCTCGAGGCGCTCCTTGGCGCACCGTGCGCAGCCGCAGAAGCGGCTCTGCCCGCCGACGCACAGAGCGTCCTGCTCTTCCTTCGGCATCTCACGGCCACAGTCTACGCAGGCGTTGTTCAGGTAGCTACAGCCGCCAAGCTGCGCGCAGCGCGAAGGGTCCGTGGCGCTCGGCACGTCGTCGGCCAGCTGGAGTGGCGCCTGCTCGTACTCCGGGCGCGTGGTGGTCACGCCAGGCGCGTACTCCGGCTCCACCACGGCGATGGGCTGGCCGCAGGTGTGGCAGTCCGCCGAGCCGCCGAAGATGTGGCCGTCGCGCTTGCACTCGGCCGCGCGGTCCGCCAGGTACTCGCCACGGTATGCGTTCACGCCCTGCGCAAGCGCCGCGTTGAAGATGTGGCTGGCCAGGTACTCCGCCGCCTCGGTCAGTTCCGCGTTGTTGCGCGGGGTCCGCACGTTCACCACGATGCCCTCGGCGCGGGCCATGGTCACAGCCGCCTTGTAGCGGTCCATCCGGCCCTCCACAGTGTGCCTGTAGTCCCGCTCCGACGTGAAGGTGGTCTCGTAGCCAGTCTGGAACCCGTAGTCCTTGCAGGCGAAGAGGGCGTAGTGGAAGGCGTCCTGAATCTTGCTGGCGTCCATGGTGTGACTCCGGTTCGGCGTTGGCCGCGCCCTGTTGCGCGGTGTGAAGGAAGAGTAACCCGGGGCTCGCGGGATTGCAAGCCCCTTCTTCAAGTTTCTTCAAGCTTCTTCGCGGGGCATCCGGGTCCCGCAGCTGTGGCGCCCCACGTACATCTCGGAGCCGTCGGCGTACTCGTAGCAGGTGTCATCCCCGTCCGGGCTGGCAAACGCCTTCCCAGCGCGCATGTCGGCTTCGCCCTGCGCGGCGGCCATGTCCCGCACCTCCCGCTTCCGCTTACCAGCCACGATTCGTGCCACAGCCATCGCGTACTCCGCCTGCGTGCCCTGGAATGCCGTCGGATCGTAACCCATGTTCAACTCCTTGCTGCGCGGAATTGCGCGGTGTGAAAGAAGAGTAACCCAGGGCTCGCGGGATTGCAAGCCCCGGGTCACAATTATTTTAGAAGTGCTTATCGAACTCCGCCAGGGCCATCGCCTCGGTGTACGCGGGGCCGCGGTAGCCGGACTGGAAGGCCTCGGCGGGACCAACGTTGTGCCAGTAGACCCCGTCCGCGCAGCCGACCATGTTGGCCTTGATGAGATGCCTGGCCAGGGCCTCAACCTCGGGGACCGTGACGCCCACGGCCTGCGCCAGTTCGTTCATGTTGGGGTCCATGTTGTGGAAGATGAACAGGAAGGCGGTCTTTATCTTGTTGCGATCCATTTTCGGCTCCTTGTTGCGCGGCACCATTGCCGTGAAAGAAGAGTAGCACAGCGCTCGGCGATTGCAAGCCCCTTCTTCAAAATAAAAGCGGGGCCAGCTGCGCGGCTGGCCCCGTGGTGCTCAGCCCGGATAGCTGGCATCCCAGGGCGCGCCCGTGTAGGCGTTCCACCCTTCGGCTTGGCCGCACAGGAAGATGGTGGCTGCGAGCCAGCTGGCGTAGCGATCCCACGCGGGCCCTGTGGCGCACTGTGGCGGGCGCAGCGCGTAGATACCCACCACAGCCGCGCAGTTCACGGCACGCTGCGCGTAGTCGACCTGTTCGCTGATGCTTTGCGCACAGTCGTTGGTCGATTCGTGACCGTAGCGCATCCCGCCATCTTGCATGGCAGCGATCGCCAAATGGTAGGCCCGCTGCAATGTATCCTTATTCATTTGCGTCTCCTTACTGCGCGGCACCATTGCCGTGAAAGAAGAGTAGCACTGGCTCCCACCGAACGCAAGCCCCTCATCACAAAAACTTCACGTAACCCTTTTTCATGTCCCATGCAAGATCCGCACTCGTACCGCCCCGGGCGTGGTACTCCGCGACCGTTGGGGCGCCCATGTAGCCGGCGAACCGGGCCGCCGAGGCGCCACGCTTCGGGTTCGCCTGTACGAGCCACTCCAAGCGCCGCACGTCGGCCAGAGCGTGCGCAGCCACACCTGCGGCGACCTTGACCCCAGACAGCTTGGTAACGACGAGCTCGTTCGGCAGGCCCATCCGCCTGCAAGAAGAGTGCGCCCGGCGCTCGCCCGGCACAAACCGCTTGAAGTAGAAGACATGATCGCACGCGGGGCATACACCCTTGAAGCCTGTGGTGGGCGGGGGAATGACCGCGTCGGCTTCGCTGAAGTACCGCTCGGGCTTGCACCCGAGCGACACGGCCCACCTCTGCCAGAGCGGCCCGTGGCCTGCGGCGTAGCCTGCGATCGCGTGGGCGATCTCGTGGAGGATGGTGTCTAGCACAGCGGGCCGCTCGTTGGCTTCGGTCAACTCCACTGACAGGCAGATCTCCATGGCCTCATACTTGCACATCCCGAAGGACTTGGAGCTACGCACGAAGCTGAACACCCATCGGGCGTCCAGGTAGCGGGACATCTCATGGCGGGCCAGTTGCGCAGCTTCGATCAGGTTCATGTGGTGTTCTCCTAGCGAGAAGGCAGGTGTAGCAGAGCTCGCGCCCCAACGCAAGCGGCCCGATGACGATTTCTCGCCAACGGGCCGCGGGTGGATGGTCGGTTCTCAAGCGTACCACAGATCGCTCGAGCGGTGTAAGAAATCTTCGAGCGTCGGCGGGGCGGTCAAGGTCGGTTCTCAAGCGTACCACAGATCGCTCGAGCGGTGTAAGAAATCAGCGCAGCCGACGCTCTCGGTGCTTTGCGTCGGCTGCGCCGGACTTTGCGCCCCGTTTGACAGCCAAACCGCGCCAGGCGCAGCCGCTTGGCTTTACAGCGTAGAAAGCCCCTTGTGGCTACCCGCGCCCATGTGCTAGCCCGCCGTCGCTCTGGCGGGGCGCCTGGCGCTCCGATTTTGCTTGCCAAGCGCCCCGCAGCGTGCCAACGGCTCGGCTAGCGGTGTCGCGTGGCCAGGTCGCCCTTCAGAGCGTCCAGCAGCGCGGTTTGGCGCTTGCCCTTGGACTTGAGCGCGCCGAGCACGGCCTGGTCGATGGTATTCTTCGCGACGATGCGCGTGACCACCACCCGCTCCTTCTGACCCTGCCGCCAGATGCGCCGGTTGAACTGCTCGTAGAGCTCGAGGTCCCACGTCAGCCCGTACCAGATCACCGCGGCCCCGACCTCTTGCATGTTCAGGCCATGCGCCACGCTCGCCGGCTGTGCAAGCAAGATGGGAAGCTCGCCACGGTTCCACTTGAGCTCGATATCACGCTGCTGCGCCGTGGTGGTCCCGCCTCCCAGGTGCGGTACCGGCCCGTCGCAGTACGGCGCGAGCGCCACCTTCAGCCGCTCCATGTCATGCTGAAACTCGTACGCGATGAAGGCGGGCTTGCCGCTGAGCTCCTCGATCAGCGAGATGAGCGCTTCGGTCTTCGCATCGTGCAGGTGCTCCGACTTGCGCTTCTTCTTGCCGACAGTGACTTCGTCGTCGCCCATCAGGTAGAGCCCTCCGTTAGCAATCTGCCTGCACTTGCCAGCGGCGGACGCGGTGTTCGGTGCGACGACTGCCTCGTCACGAATCTGCGTCACCAGGAGCTCCTCCATCTCGTCGTACACCTTGCGCGCCTTCTCGGGAAGCTCGACGGTGATGGTGTTCTCAATCAGCGGCGGGAGCTCGAGGTAGTCGGCGCCCGACATGCGAAGTACGTACGGCCTGATCGCCTCGGTGATGGCCTCCTCGGCCCCCGCGCGCAGCGTCCACGTGAAGCCACCGAAGCCGGTCTGGTCGAAGTATTTCATCCGGTAGTGACTGATGAACTTTCCGAGCGACTTCCCGAGGTCCACGATGTACATCTGTCCGAAGAGGTCCATCATCCCGTTGGGCGATGGCGTTCCAGTCAGGATGTAGCGACGCTTGAACTTCGGAAGTACCGGGCGCAGCGCCTTGAACCGCTTGGTCGTGGTGTGCTTGAAGCGCGTGCTCTCGTCGACGATGAGCATGTCCCACCAGAATCGCTTCTTCTTCGGCAGCTTCTTCATCGCCGCGAAGAGCCACTCCAGACCCTCCGGGTTGATGACGCTGATGTCGTGCGGCTCGAGGAGCAGAGCATCCTTCTTCGGACCGTGCAACACCGACACTCGCAGGTCGGCGAAGTTGTCCCATTTCTCGCGCTCGTTGGGCCACGCGCTGTGAGCCACGCGCAGCGGCGCGATCACAAGTACGCGCTCGACCAGCTTCTGCCGGCGAAGTAGGTTGGCGATGGAGTAGCTGATACTCGTCTTCCCCAACCCGGGATCGAGGAACAGCCCGCCGAAGGACTGCGCGACGCCGAACTTGATGGCCTTCTTCTGGTAGTCGTGTGGTGTGTACTTCATGTGACCTCCGGGGCTTCGAGGAAGGTGTCGATGAGTGACTTGCCTGCGGCGATGTCGTCGATGACGAAGACGGGGAAGCCCTTCTCCATCATCTGCTGATGGAACGCCGCTTGCTGTGGTGTCGCCGCTCCGCCCGGCTTCTTGAACTCGATGAACAACGTGCGACCCGCGAAGAGGAACATGCGGTCAGGCCATCCGCGAGCACCGAGCCCATTCATCTTGCGAATGAGGCAGCCGCGCTTCTTCGCATGTGCCACCACTGACTCCTCGATGGTCTTCTCTAGTAGCGGCACGGGCCACCCTTGCTCTTGCTGTACGGGCACCACCGACAGGACATACTCGGCTTCGCCATGAAGATCGTGTCGCTCAGCATCGGCTTGACCCGCTTCTCCCAATTCTTCATCAGCGCAGGGAGCATGTCGCGGGTGACCACGCCCTCCGGACGGCGTACCGGCTCCGGCCCGTGGTCGGTGAAAATCAGCTGGCCTGTGGCGCGCTCCAGCTGCGGCTGCTTCAATAGCGCGACCACGCCGTAGATGTTCAGCTGGTCGTCGTATTCACCGTCGGGCTTGTACTTCCCCGTCTTCCAGTCCGTGATCCATGCCTCGTTCTCGTCGACCTCGATCACGTCCATCTTCACGCGCAGCCATGCGTCCTTCGCGAACCAATCCACTGGGCGCCATTTCACATCGAACGCGAGCTCTTGCTCCACGTAGACGTTCCCGCCCGGGTACTGCGCGCGGAGTTCGTCGAGCTTCGGCCGTACAGCGACGAGATCCTTGTGCAGCGCACGCGTTCCGCCGACGATGTACTGCTCGGCCGCGCTGTGGATCGCGATGCCGCGGGTCATCGCCGGCCCACCCGGGTCGGGCAGCTTGTCAATCTCCTTGTACTTCGTCTTCGCGGGGCACTGTTCGTAATTCCCCAGTCGGCTGATTGACCACGCCGTCAGGGTCTTGGCTTTGGTTGTCTTGAACGTCATGTCAGGCCTCCTCATACTTCGTGAGCTCGCCCCAGTTGGGACCAGCCTTCCCGTCGCTGATCATAGGGACACTCATCTCAATCGACGACATCACGTCGTTGAGGATGGTCATCTCCTTTCGCAGCGCCATCTTCGGTGCCGACGCGTTGATCTCGTCGTGTACCGTGACCATGAAGCGCGACTCCTTCTTGACCGCGTCGTAGCGGATGACCGCCTCCTTCGTGCAGTCTGCAGCGCTGCCCTGGACCAAGTAGTTCAGCAGCTTGTAGTCGAAGTGCAGCCACCTCCCCTGATGGAGTACGGGCGGCTCGCAGAAGTAGAGACGCCCGCCCCACGTCCGGAGCGGCTGATTGTTGCGCGCACGCTCCTTGATGTCGCGCTCCATCTGACGCAGGTCGGGGATCGCAGCCTTCTGCGCTGCGCGCAGCTTGCGCGCAGTCTCCACGTCCACGCCCGTTCCCGCGGCCAGCTTCCCGACGCCCATCCCGTAGAGCATCCCGAAGTTCAGGATCTTGACGGGGCGACGCTGCAACGACTGGCCCGTGACGCGCTCGATCTCGCCTTGGACGAAGATGTGGAAGTCCATGCGTGGGTTCGTGCGATAGGCCGCACACATCTTACCGTCCTCGAAGTGAGCGAAGATTCGGAACTCTTGCTGATTGTAGTCGCGGTGCATGAAGACACCACCCTTGTCGGGGATGATGTACTTGCGCACAAGCGGGAGCTCGGGAATGCCGAGGAAGGCGGGGTGGATGTACCCGTCGCCCTTGTCCATGAAATCCTTGCTGATGTTCATGAACCTCGAGCAGCTGAGGCGCCCGGTACGAGTGCCCTTGCTGGCGTTCGCGCCATGTCCCTCCTGCGCCTGACGCACTTGGTTCCACGACGTGAAAATGGATCCGGTCGCTTGCGCCTGCGCGAGCCACGGCTCCATTGACATCTTGAGCACGGTGATCAGCCGGTTGCGGTAGCCCAACGCAGCCGCGACCTGAGGGTCGAGGATCTTGTCGATGGTGAGGTTCTTCTTTGCCACCGACTTCTTCCCCGACTTCGGCGTCATCACCCAGTCAGTGACGAGTTCGTTGGCGTCCAGCGCAGCCGCGACCTCCGCGTCCGCGTCGAAGTTGATGGAGTCGTTGCCGAGCCGCTTGCGGAGCCAGTCCTCCGACGCCCCGAGTGACTTCTGGTAGACGGTCACGTCGCGGGCCAGGCGGTCCACGTCGACGAGCATCCCCTCGCGCTCGTTGCGATACAGGATGGGCATCAGCCGGAGCTCGCGCTCGTACGCCGTACGCATCCCCTCGTCGAGCGTCGGGTAGATCAACTCGTAGAGCTTCCACGTACGGAGCACGTCGCCGTTCGCGTAGTCCCCGACCAGCTTGCCCGGTGCCTTACAGATGAAGGCGCCCGCGTCCTTCTGCTTGAGCGTCTTGATGAAGCCATGCGCGAGCAGCCATTGCTTGACCGCGTCCTGCTCTTCAGGCGGCATCCCAAGCAACGCGTCGGCGCTCGGCTTCAAGCTCAGCGACATTGCGTGTGGATTGTGCAGGAACAGCAGGAACATCGTGTCGTCGTACTCGTCGTGATTCAACATGCGCAGGCCCCAATGCTCATGGGCCACCGACTGATCGAACTTCGCGTTGTGGAAGATGACCAGGTACTTCCCGCCCCACACCGCGGTCAGCGCGCGACGCGCTTGGCTCTCGGTGCAATTATTCTCGACGGGGTGCCCGAAGGCCCAGTACTTGGACTCACCGGAGTCCGGGAACATGATGCTCACGCCGACGGGCTTGGGCGCAGCGTTCTTCGTGTCGTCGATGGCCTCGGTCTCAAAGTCCACGACAACAATTCTCTTCGACATTGGCTACTCCTGTGAGGGTGAGGCGCCTACTCCACACCACAAAGCCCCACGAGCCGAGTAGCTCGTGGGGCAAGTGCTAGGGAGCGAGGTCTAGAACTTCCGCGGCGTGACCTTCTTCGCCGGCTTCGCCTCGTCGGACTCCGGATTGAACTTCCCGTAGGGGAAGGTGATCTCCTCCTTCACCGACTCCAGCCGCGCCAGGATGGGCACGATGAACTCCTGCCCCAGCGACTCCACGACCCGGAAGTTCATCTTGAACTGCGTCTTCGCGTCCGGGGTCAGACTGATCTCCGTGATGACGCCGAACGGCGGGCGCTTGAGCGTGGAGGCGACGCCCTTCACGTAGTGCGCCCACGGCTTGACAGAGGTGACCGAGACCTTCGCGTAGAAGATCTCGGCGTCGGGGACACCCTCCGGCGTCAGGCCGTTGGCGCTGATGATGGCCAGGCGCCGGATGTTCTTGCACGCCTTGCCCTTCCCGGTGTCCGCCGTGCCCCACTCATTCTGAGGGCACCCGCTGCACTCCGCCGCTTGCTTGTCGCCGGCGTCCTCGTGCGGTGCCATGCCGTCCTCGACGTGACCGAAGGCGTAGCAGTTCGGCGAGGCGGGGGCGTCGGCGTCGAACTTGCCCTTGTAGAAGACGTTCTCGTAGACGTGGTCGAGGATGATGACGAGGATCTTGTTGCCCTCGACGGGCTGACCGCCCACGGACAGGATGCCGCCCCGGGTGCCGATGAACTGGCCCGAAGGGGTCTGCTCGCGGTCACTGGTCTCCTGCGCGTACTTCGCGAGCTCCTCCTCCCAATTCATCATGGCCGTGGACTGCGCAGGCGCGGCCTTGACGGGCAGGGTGGGCTTCGCAGCGGGCTTTGCGACGACGGGCTTGGCCGCTGGAGCGACGGGCGCAGCGGGTGCGGCCTGCGCCGGGGCCGCGGGCTTCGTGGCCTGTGCGGCGGGCGTGGTGGCTTTGACGACGGGCTTCTTGATGGGCAGAACTGCCATGGTGAGACTCCGTTGTGTTGCGTTGAGAGGCTGCACTGCGAGGGTTGGTTACCGCTTGGTCAAGCTGAGGGACAGCACCTGGAACGGCTCCACGCCGGGGATCGCTTTGCCAGCCTCGAGGCGCTCCCGGTAGGCGCCGTCGGACACCCGCTTCTGCAGGAGGTCAAAGGACTTGGTCTTCTTGATGTACTCGTAGAACTTGTCCCAGTCCTTGACCGTGGCGACGGTCTTACGCTGGAGGCTCGCCGTGGCGATGGTACCCTTCGCGCCTTCGATGGAGTCCTTACTGAAGGAGTTGATGATGTGCTCCTTGAGCGCGTGCTCCTCGTGCTCCACCTCGGTCACTTGCTGTGCAATCGCGTGTCGCTTCTCGCGCAGCTTGTACGCCTTGTCCACGCACGCCCCGATGGTCTTCGGGAAGATGTAGACCTTCTCCTCTTTTTCGGCCATGCTGTACTCCGTGTTTTAGGATTTCGGTTTTCGTTCTCAGCGGGTGGCGCGTCCACCCATGTCGGCGCTCTACCTCCGGTTCTACTTCTTGACCTCGGGGACCTTGCTGCCGACCTCGGCCTCAATCAGCAGCAAGTAGCGACGCAGGTCGCGGATGTCGTCCATGATGCCCTCGGCCCGCTTGTCGCCCTCCACAGCCCTGAAGATGTTGTAGTCGTACTTCCCGACGGCGAGTTCGAGTCGGTCCCATTTCCGCGCAGCCATCATGAAGGCGCCCACACCACCACGCTTCTTCCACGACGTGCCGTAGTTCATGTGAGATGCGGCCAGGCTGTTCGCATCTGCGAGCGCAGCGTCCAGCACCGCGTTCGCCGGAAACCCGTCAGCCTGTGCAGTGCGCAGAATGGGCGGCGTCCCACTCACCACGAAGTCCGTACCACCCGGCGTCTTCTCGTCAGACATCGTCGAAGCTCTCAGTCAGGGCCTGCGTGAAGTACGACACACCAGGGAGGCCCGTCTCGGTGGCGTAAGTGAGGGCGTTCTTGAACACGCTCTCCAAGTGCTTCGTGCGGTTGCCCATCTCGCGCTCGTGAAGACAGTTGAATGCCAGGTCCAGCGCGTCGCTCGCCTTCACCACCCTCTGCTCGAGCGGAGTGAGGTGCGTATAGATCAGGAACTTCTCGTCGAAGCGCGCCTCAAGCAGTGTGACCGCATTGCGCACAGACTCGCTGTACCGCTTGACCGGCGCAGGGATGTCGCCCGTCACGAGCTCGGCGGCATCGTGGTAGAGCAGCGCCAGCATCACGCTCAGCATATTCACAGCGGCCGAGCCCAGCGTCTCGCAGAAGTGGACGCCGAGGATCAGCGATCCGTAGACGTGCTGAGCATCCGTATGGTGGTTCAGCGTGGGAATGGCGTGCATTCGCTTGACCCGCCCGCTGCGGTAGAGGGTCTGGATTCGCTGGTACTGCGTAGGCTTGAACTCGGGGTCCAGCAGTCGAATCTCGCTCATGGTCGTGGTCCTCGGTGAGTGTGCTTACTTTGCTTCCGGGTGCGCCTTCAGCCACAGCTGGCCCGCCCGGCTCCAGTCGCTGGCGTGGCACTCCTCGAGGAATCCCTCGTCCCTGTGCAGCCACGCATTCCACATCGGGATTGCGACCTCCTGCCACCACGCCGTCTCGTAGTGATCGACGGTCTGGGACCTCGGGCCGTGCTCATCGAAGTCTTCGAAGAAGCTGGCCAGGTCGTCGTCCCATCCCGTGTCGCCGGCGCACATCGGCGTCGCAGCCACGCCACCCTTCGCGTAGAGGTCATCGCTGACCGGGTCGCCGTGGTCGAGCTCTCCGCTGACGCGCGCCCACACCTTCGAAGACCCGCCTTCGGTGTAGACGTGGAACGAGTCGCTGATCTGAATCATCTGGCCTACCTCCACGCCGAGCTTCCCGGCGATGTACTCCTGGAGCATGGAGAAGTGGACTGCGTTCGCGCCGTACGCACCCCAGACCATGTCGTTGGAGCGACAGCAGATGGTCATGCGCAGCGCCCCGTCGCGCAGCTTGAAGTAGAGGATGGAGTTGCACGGGATGTCCTTGCTGTCGATCCCGCCAACCTGCCTCACCACCCCATCGGGGTCCTGCGCGCCGAACGTCCGCAGGTCGTGCCGCGTGTCCCACATGGCGATCACGCCGCGACGCGTGTTCTTGTCACGCTTGATGACCTCCACCACGGCCTGAATCTGGTCGATGCCGAAGGCCGTGCGCCACCGCCATCCATAGGCGCCTTGCATCAGCCATCCGTTGTCACTGAAACTCGCCATGTGCTTCACGATGGTCGCAGGGAACCGAACGTCGTTCCGGCCCGCCAGCATCCAGAGCGCTTCGAACAGGTGAAAGAACGGGTTGGCGTCGCGCACCGCGCTGAACAGGACGCGCTCAGTGGGCCTGTCGTAGGTGGTGATAACCGGGGCGGGCCACTCCAAGACCTTCGTGCCGCGTGCCGCGATGGCGAACGACTGACGCGCGAAGATGTGAAGGAGCTCAGCCCCACGCTGAAACGCCCCGTTGACGTTGCGAATGTTGATCTCCATGGGTCTAGACCTTTCCCTTGACTGCCGTCTTCAGTGACTTCTGGCGCAGCGCCTCGGCCTCCGCAGCGGCCTTGACCCTCGCGTTGTGCCCGACCGCGTTGCGCCACGAGATGACAACGTCCTGCCGTGTGGCGCCCTCCATGCCTTCCCAGGCGGGCTTCTCCACGACCTTGACGTACTCGCTGTGGAGCTCCTTCAAGCGCAGCGCGCTGGCGTTGTGGCGCTCGAGCGTCCGCCAGGTGGAACAGCCTCCGGTCGCGTTGCTCGTGCCCATCGTGCAGCGCCACTCCAGGCTGACCCGGTTATTGAATCCGGCCTTCATCAGTTGGAGCGTCATGTGAAAGTCCTCCATGCACCACCACGACTCAGGCCCGAGAATGAAGCTCGCCTTGTTGGCGAACACGACCGGGACGTTGTAGGCGAGGCAGTACATCATCCGCCCGGACATGTGGCTCTGCGTAACCGGGGCTGCGTAGGCCAGCTGTCGCACGCCCCATCCGCAGTGAGGCACCTCGTCCAGCGTGGTCTCGATCCACTGGAGCGCCTCCATCACCTCTGCCGGCGAGCAGTCGGTGATCTTTCCGTCGTCTCGCCGGCGCTGAACGTGCCGCATGTCGTCATCCATCATGACGACCTTGTCCCAACCATTCTTCTTCGCGGTGTCGAGGACAAACTGCCTCACAGCGGAGATACCCATCTTGTCGCAGACCAGCACCGAGCGACCGAGCGCCAGGTGCGCAGGAGCCTCCTCCTTCGTGCAGACGATGGATGTGACGGCGCGCGCAGCGGGCGGAAGCGCGTTCCAGGTGTGTTGCTTGTTGACACGGTTCAGCGTGGGAATGAAGATACGCAGCATGGTCGCTCCTTACTTCTTGGGCTTCGGGTGATGATACGTGGAACGTGGACGGCCTTGACCGAGCCTGACTCGCTCGTACTTGTCGAACTCACAAAGGCAGAACTGAACGTCGTGGGCGGAGAGCGGCTTGATACCCGTGCCAATGAGTTCAGCATTCACAGCACCCTGCACAGCCATCAACTCGGCGACCCAGAAGGCCTCCTTGCCGCCTCCGTAGTGCAGGTCCCGCTCCTGTAGGCGGTTGATACCGCGCCGAGCGCCCGGCCCTACAGGACTCCAGGTCAGCGCGTCGTCCGCGTCCTTGCCGAAGCGCGTCAGGAGCACGTCCTGTAGAACCTCCTTGCTCATGAATCCGCTCCCGCCGAAGCCAGGTACAGTCTTCAGCACGTCGTACGCCGCTTCCCAGCTGCGCCGCATCTTTAGCGCGGACATCACCATCGGGGCGCGCTTCCACATGCTGCCGATGAAGTCACAGACCACAACTTCTTTCGGCTCAGTCCGGCCACAGTTCGTGATGACGTAGGCACCTGTGAAGACCCGAGCCCCCGCGCCGAGCCGAGCCCGCGCAGTCTGGATGACGCTCTTCGCGACGTCGTCGTTCCAGTCATTGAGCCAGCCCAGATGCTCCATGAATTCGAAGGTGCCAAAGTACCTGGCGATCGTGCAGTTGAGCAGCGTCACTTCGGGCTTCGTCTTCGCGTTGATGTTCTTGTCGTAGATCGCCTTGAACCGCTTCGTGGCCGCGTCGTCCTCTCGGTGAACGTTCGTGAACTTGTACTTGTGGAGAATGGGGTCCTTGGTCCACGGGGACGGGAGCCCGGCTGCGCGCTTGACGCGTATGGACTCGCGCTCCCGGATGTAGCCTGCGAAGGCTTCGGTGTTCACAGGAGCTCCATGGCGTCAACGGTGAAGTGTCCATCGACACAGGTCGGGCAGCGCGTGCGCAGCGGCGGAAGCTCTTCGTAGACGGTGCCGGGGAGTTGCACACCGTAGATCAGCGGTCGGATGTCTGCGGCCGACACTGGCCATGTCACGAGCCCAGTGCAGCGCCAGCACATGCCGCGCGCCGTAAAGCAGGCCCCTAGCTGCCCCGCTGGAGGGCTAACGGTGCCGGGCCCGGCCTGTGGGGTGGGTGCCGTTGGCGCCCTTGCCTGCGGCTGTGCTGCGAAGTCGCGCTTACGCACAGGCTCCTCAAGTAGCTTGGGAATCTTGTACGCGAACATCTCGTCGAGCGCCGCGTTGCGCGCGGTGAAGTAGCTCGGGACATCCGACTCGAGCCGCACCATCTCAACCCCGGCGATCTTCGCAAGCCACCCGACCACCTTGGACTCCCGTGGCTCACGGCTCGGGTACGTGTCGAGCTCGTACACGACGCGCTTGATTCCACTTGCCAGCACCACGTTCTTCATGCAAGGCGCGCACGGGATATGAGTGCAGACCAGCGACGCGGTACTCAGGTCAACACCTGCGCGCAGCGCCTTGCGAACAGCATTCACCTCAGCGTGAATGACGAGCTCATACTTCGTGAGCTTGTTCTCGGTTGTCTCGCGCTGATTCCAGGTCTCCTCAGCGTCCGGCACGCCGACAGGGAACCCGTTGTACCCGATGAACAACCCGCCGCTGACCGGGTCGTAGATGCAAGCGCCGACCTTCGTGCTCGGGTCCTTGCTGCGCGACTCCGCCCACAGCTTGCACACCGCGAGAATCGCTTCTTCAGTGCTCAGCTTCGACTTCAGGATGTTCGGTTGCATCACGTTCCTTTCGCCTTGACAATCTGCCATGGCTTGAGCGCGGGCTTCGGCGGCTCGGGTGGTGGGATCTTCGCGGTCAGCTCTTTGCGCAGCGCCTCCATCTCCTCGTTGTGCGTGGCCTGCGCTTCGGCCAGGTGCTCCATCATCGCGGTCCAGGTTCCGAGTGCCACGCTCACGGTCCCCTTCTTCGCATCTTTGGCCATGCGGCCCATCGTGGTGATGGACTGCTCCAGCGTTCGCCGCACTGGCCCCTCTGTGCTCGGCAGTCGCCCGCCGCACGTCGTGCAACGCTTCATCGCCGCTCCTTGTTGTGGTTGAATCCGGTGCCGACCTCAACGCGCGGACCGCTGATGACTCCAGATCCCAGCCCGTACGACGTACGCCACACTAGCCACCCGCGGCTGAACATGGGGTTCGTCACGCGCCAGTCTTCGGCGAGGTACTCCAGTCGGCTGATGCTACCGCCCACAGCCTGGATGCGCTCGTAGACACGCCGCTGCGCGAGCGACATCGAGTAAGTCTTCTTCGACTTGCGCTCGGCGCGCTCAGCGAGGTTGTGCTGTTGAGACTTCGGGAATTTGGCGAGGTACTCGCGAACGAGTTCACGGACCGTCGAGCCAATGGCGTTCTGCAGATTCGACTTCGTTTTCGATTGCATGTAGTCCTCTCTACGTTGGCAGCGCAAGCGCCGCATGACCTACGAAACATCAACTGCGCCCGACACTACCCGGCCCCCGCTCCGAGTACAAGCATCTAATTACACTATAATATGCGGATATGAATCAGGACGCCACGCCTGGCAGGACACACTCACGTGGATTCTTGTCGGGCCTGAACATCTTGAAACGCGGGTGCCTGAAGCGACCGCTGGGCTCGCGCTCGTTGGCCTCGATTTCGATCACGTGACCGATGTACTTGGCTCCGCCGTCCACGCGCTTGGGTCGCCCGTTGTGCGTCACGGTTCGCGGACTGAGTTCGGCCCGCATGCTGTCTGTCATGCCGCTGACCGATGCTACCTCCACGAGCTCGCCCGTCGCGTCGTACTGGCCGCATGTGATGGCGCCGATCCACCCGTTGGCCTTGTATTTCGTGATGGACTTCAGCCCGTCCACCTTCTCGCTCAGCGCAGCGGGCTCCTCGTAGCCCATGATGACCACGTCCTCGGTGAGCTCGTGCTTCACCTTGGCCCAACGGTTCTTCTCCGCGTAGAGCGAGTCAACGTGCTTGAAGATGACGCCCTCGCCGCCCGCCTCCCACACCATGTTCAGGAATGTGAACTTCTCATCGCGTCGCACGATGGCCTGCTTCACGTACTTGTTGTTCCACTCCGAGAGCACGTCCACGAGCATGGCGCGTCGCTCGTCAAGCGGCTTGCTGCGCACGTCCTCACCCATGTGAAACAGGATGTCGAACGCTCGGTACTCGAGGAACCCGTTCTTCGCCTGAAGCTGCGCCGCACGCGCTGGCAGCGAGCCCATGACGCTCGTGACCGCGTTGCTCCGTGCGCCCTCACGCGGGCTGATGATCTCGCCATCCAGGACGCACCCGATGAGCGACTCCACCGGCTCGTTCATCTGCGGCAGGTTGTCCGTCTTCTCCACGAGCAGACCGTCCACGTCGCTGACTCGCCGGCCCGTGAACCGGGTGCCCTCAGGGCAGAACTGTGCGATGCGCCTGTCCCCGTCGTACTTGAGCTCCGCTGTCCACTTCGGGTCCTCGTACATCTCCTCCTTGAATTTGCCTCGGGCTGGGGTGGGGTGAAGCTGCTGAAAGACGTACATGATCGCTCCGGGTGGTTGAGTTGCGAGCTAGAAGCTGACCTTGCCCTCGGCGTTGAGGTAGACCAGCTGCCACTCGCGACGACCGACGCGCTCGTACGTCCTGCCAGCCGTCGTGACGATCCAGTGATGGCTCCGATCGCGGTGCGCCATGTGCTCAGCCGCGCGCAGCGTCACGCCATGGTTCTCGCTGCTCGGGTCGATGTGGGCCGCGCGCTTCTCAGGCAGCCGGTAGACCTCATCGCCATCACGGGTGATCCGGCTGAGTTGCGTACTGCACTGAGTGATTCCCCTGTACTTCTCAGACATAGTGTGCTCCTGGTTAGAACTTCTTTGCCTTCGGGCCGAAGTACGTATCCCAATGCGCGGCCAGTGCATTGGGAAGTTCACTCGTCCACCTGTTGGCGTCTCGCACAGCGTACAGACGCTGAAGCCCTCCGCCCAACGTACGGACTGGGATGCCATCATTCACCTGGCGAAAGCCTGCGCGCTTGAGCTCGCGGGCCAGACCGTTCGTGGTGACCTTCGTCTCACTCTCCGGGTCGTAGGCTTGCTGAAGCTGCGCCGCGCTGAATAGCGCGCACTCCTCTGAGGCCTGCGTTCCCAGCTGCCTGAGCATGTTGTCGGGCTCCTCGCGCAGTGCCATGCACCACGCGCCGATGTCGCTCTTGTTGTCTCGGATCATCGCACTCTTGGAGTTCGTACTCGGGGCCGGGGCCTTCGGGTCGAAGCCATCCAAGTCCAGCGTCAGCAGATGGTGGAATAGCGCGCTCGCTCCGCCGCTGCGCCTCCATTTGTCAAACGCCTTGTACTTCTCGAGTTCCGCCGGCTCACCTTGCACTTCGTGGACGAAGAAGCGTCGGTCGCTGTCCTCGAGGAAGAACGCGTCCGGATGGTTGGACGTGAACAGGTAGTTGATGCGATCCTCGATGGTATAGCTCGGCAGGTACTTGATATTCACGCGGAGTTGCTGCTGCGTGATCATCCCCTTCAGCATGTCCGCTTGATCGCGTCGGTCGTTGCCCGTGATCTCGTCGCCCACCACGAACTGACGATTCTCAGCCCAATCGTTGAATCCACCCTTCAAGTCCTTGTCGCGGAGCTCCACCGCGTTTGTCCCGTAGATCTGCATCATGCTGTGTCCCACGAGTGTCTTCCCAGTACCCTGCGCCACGCCCCAGATTGCAGCGGCGGTGAACATCTTGACGCCCGGGTGTTGCAGCGGGTATGCGAGCCATTGCTCAAACCAGATACGCCCGTCCGGCGACTCCTCATGCTGAAAGAGGAAGTCGAGCAGCCAAGTCCACGGCTCCACGTCCCCTTCCTTGGGCTCGCAGCCCCACCCGCGCCACTGATTCCAGCAATTGTCCACGATGGCGTCCTTGCCCGGCTCGTAGACCACGCGCTCCAGTTCGAAGCGCCGCTCCCACTCCATCCATCGCGGGGCCAGCGGCTTCTTGACTGTGACCTGCGTCTTCTTCGTGACCTGCGTCTCCAGGTAGTGCCGATTGGAGTACACATGCTCCTTGAAGGCGCCTGGCATCATCTTCTGACCGGACACCCGCGTGATCACCATGCCAGGGTCCCGCACGTACACTACTTCCTCGTTCAAGCCCCACAGCGCCTCGGCCTCGAGGAACAGTGGCGCCGTCGCCAGGAGCTCCTCCAACGCAGTCGCGCCTCGTGCCATGAGGAAGTCATCCAGCCCTTGCTTCCCACCATCCTCGCGCGCTGGTAGGCTGGCAATCACCGGCATCGCGCCCCGCGCCGTGAGTTCCTGCGCTAGCTGACGCTGCGCTCGCACAACGTTGGGATTCGTGGCCGCGTCGCTGTCGAACACGATCACCACGCGCCGACCATTCCAGTCAGTCTGTTTCAAGACCGGGAGCATGTCCAGTCCGCGCTTGGAGCTCCGCCACACATCCACGCCACCGAGCCCCATGCACGGGAGACCGACTGCGCAGGCGCTCGCCGCTTTGAACTCGCCCTCGGTGATGTAGAGTGTCATCGCGGGATCGTCCATGAGCTCCTGCCATGTACCCTCGAACATCGGCGGGAGGTACACATCGTTCAGCGTCTTCGGAGGCTGTGCGTATCGCTGCGGCTTCTTCGCGACGCCGGCGAAACCAGGGAGGTCCTCCAGGTAGCGAATTCGGTAGAATCCGGTGAGGTCGCCGCTTGGGGCAAAGTACGGTATGCGGATCGAGCCAGCACGTATGAAGCTCGGATTGAGCTTGGCGGTCTCGTCGCTTGTAAGAACGTCTAACTTCAGCATCGCGGCTTGCCCATCCTCCAGGCCAGAGGACTCCCATTTCTTCTTCGCAGCGGCTTGAAGCTCCAATCTCGTCATCATGACTTTGGGTCTCGTCAGCTAGGTACGCAGGCCGGGCCAACGTAGCGGCCCGGCCTGCCAGTGTAAACGTCGCGGCTAGTTGTGGAGCCTACGCCACTCGGTTAACCACAGATCGCCAGGATAGACCGTGATCCCGTTCGTCTCGCACCACTCGTTCGTCGCATGCTGCGCCGCGCCCGGCTTCCCGTACGTCACGATCGCATCGGGGTTCGTGCCAAACAGGTCAAGCGGCGCTTTCACATGCACAGCGTGAAGTAGCTTGGGATCCGCGTCACGTACGAACTCGTCGAAGCCGCGCTTGTTTGCGATCACGTAGATCGTCTTGATCTGAACGCTCATCCGATCCACCACCTTTTGAACGCGATGTCCAGCACTCGGGACTCCCTCTGGCGTTGCTTGCGCAGCGCCCACGCATTCCACCCAAGGAGCCCCACCACGAGTCCAAGGATGGCGCAGGACGCGACGGTCACAGCGGCACCGACGCGGGCCAGGGGATACGCTGGCCATGTGGGTCGCAGACCGGCTTGTCGTCTGTGGTCTCGAGCCACACCCTCACTCGCGTGGTGCCCGTCGGGCATGGGCTGCGTTCCACGTCCACTAGCGGTTTGACCATACGCAGTTTCTTCAAAAGCCCCACCATCACCGAGAACTCGCCGGCTCGCGGTGTGCGCCCCGGGCTCTTGTTGAATCGCTCCGCCATCTCCACGACGAGGTCGGCTTCCTGCGGCGTCAGTTCGAACTTGATCTTCACGTGTCCTCCTTAGCGGTTGGTCAGGCTGCTCTTGAATCCCGGCAGAAAGCGCACACCCACCGAGCACTCGATCATCGGACGCCAGGTCAGGCCGCAGTATTGACAAGAATGCGTGTGGTGAGGGTGCGTGGCCCACCGACCTTCGTCAATATGAAGCTCCCCGCACTTCTCGCAGCAGAGCCGCGCAGCTATCGGCTTGGCGGTCTTCTTGTCGGGCTTCGATGGAGCAGTCACACAGCCTTCGGAGCACCCGATGGCCGTGATCGGCGTACTGCACTTGGAACACATCGCCGGGCCGGGCTCCCCGGATTTGGGCTTGTGAACCGAGTTGGCGCATCCACAACCCGTCGGGGTGATTGGCTTCAGGCAATCGGGGCAGTTGTACGTCGTGGTCATGGCGTCTCCTGTGCAACCTTCTTGTGTCGTTTGCGGCCGATCTCGTTGACGTGCTTCGGACAGTACCGCTTCGCGTCGGTGCCGTCCGCGGTAGCCCGGAAGTAACACTGATGCTCAGCAACAAGATCATCAGCAGCGACCGTGAATTCACACCGCACCTCCGGCCCCTTCTTGGGCTCCTGAAACACCTTCGTGAACGACATTCCGAGCGGGTTGCTCGCTGCTCTAGGTACTTTCGGGTACATACTGCGCACGCCTCGGTTCGCCATCAGGCAAGCTCCTTACACTGTTCGAATAACTTTTCACGCCAACGCATAGCGAACGTTCTGCAGTTCTGACAAGCCGAGTGCGTACACCCTGGAAGCGGCCCCTCCCTGCGCCCCGCTAGACTCCACGCCAATGAGTCGGCGCTGTGCAGCAGTCCGGTCACCTTGGCGAGCCCTTGGGTCTTCACGCCGAACCCGTGCAACTTCAACCCGTGCGCGTGTAGTCGCTTCACGATCCCTGCTATCTCGTCGGTCGCCTGGCGCCTGCACACAGATCCCAGTCCTACTATTGGCTCCTTTCGTAGGTCCACTCCAGCGCGCAGATACATCTGGATATGAGCGAAGTAGTCGTCATTCTCCCAACCTTGCAACACCGGAGTCCACTGAATCTCAGGGGCCATACGGCGCAGGTCCATGAGTGACTGAACAGTTAGCTTCTGATGCTCCGTCGTAGTCTTCCCGGTCTTCGCTCGAATCACTGGCTCGCACATCCAGTCCTGGATTGCAGCCCAGTCCATTCCACCTATCTGCTTCGCCCATCTACGAACCTCTTCAACGTAAGCGGCTGCGCTCACCGCACCCCAGTCGCCATTCATGGAAAGCTCGGAAAATCCCCCCGAGTCAAGCGACCACCGAGTAACACTCTTCGGCCACCATTTCTGTTGAGTAAGCCTGCGCCGTGAGACGAAGAGCGGAACGTTCACCTTGGTCAGCCAGTCTGGAAGATGGGTGCCAAGGTAGAACAACGTCTTGACCGCGGGCGCGCTCGGACGTGGTTGCCTCGGGTAGCGCAGCGGCAGGCTCATGCGGCCCAACCTAATCCAACGCCGCATGACCAGCAAATTCGATAGGAGCCCTCAGCACCACGCGCTTCGTCGTACCGAATGCGGTGACCCTCTTCGCTGCACTCCTTCAGAATTCGCTTGCGCTCCTCCATCAGAATTCTCAGCTTGTTGTCGATGGCGCTGAGTCCGCTCTTTCTGGAGAACTCCGAAGGTGTGGGGTGTGGGGCGTGCGTCGACCACGCCCCCATCGCCGGCTTCCTCGATGAGCTTAGTCACTGTGATCCTCGCAGTTCTCCGTTCCGGGCACCACGGGCTGACCACATCGTCGGCGGAATACGGTGTCGTAGCGAGTCATCTGGCAGCCCTCCCGCTGCGCACGCGCCGAGCCCTCATCGACCAGCTTCTGGTTCGCCGCACGCTGCGCAACCTGCCACTCCTTGACCACCTCGCTCAGTTCGTATCGGAAGTGCGCCTCGATGAAGTCTGCGACCTCGTTCATCTCGCGCTCGCTCATGTCCATGCTCTCGCCGCAGAGGTCCGCGGCGTCCAAGATGGCGTACTCGAGCGACTCTCTGCGCCACCTCTTGAGGAGCTCCTCAATGGGGCCTGTGTACTCCATCAAGTCGCTTGCGACTTCGGCCGGAGTGTGGTCCAGAACTTCAGGGTCGCCGTTGTTGTACTTCTCGACGATCTGTGCAAGCGCCACCTTCTTCATCGCTGCCAGTTCGGCGGGCGTCATCGCGGCCACCACTCGTTCAGGTCGATGTAGTCCGTGCGCGCCCCGTCATCGCTCACGGGCACCGCGCCCACAGGCCACACAACCTCCTCGGTACGAGCGATCACGCGGTACTTCCTGTGACTGTCCGCCAGCTGGAACAGCGCGCACTTGTCAAGAGCCTCGGTCGGCCCGCTGAAGTTGTCGTGCTGAGTATCCAGCCACCTGCCCACCCGCACCGAGAACAGCTGCACAACGAAGACGATCTGGTTCATGACTTCTCCGGCTTGGCATCCGTCTTCAGCACGCGGTCGGCGCGCTCGAGCAGCTGGAGCTTCCAGCCGGGCGGCAGGCTGCTGAGCTTCCTGGCGTACCGCTCTTCGGCCTCGGTGCGGTCCAGGAAGGACGACCAGTCGTTCCAGACGGACGTTCCGCCGGGCATGATCTGCAGGACGAACAGTTTCTTCAGCATGGCTTCACTTCTCCGGTACATCGAGGATGACTTCTTCCTGCTTACGCTCTACGAGGCGGTACTGAACCGCACCGATCAGGCCGTTGCAGCGGATGCTCTTACTCATCGCGCGGAACTCGTCGACCGCGACGCGCTTGTCCATGAACTCCTTGCTGTCCCTCCACTTGTTGGGCGGGCCGATGGCGAGCCTGTGCTGTACGACGTACGTAATCACTTGACCTTCCACTTCACGTAGAGATGCAAGCTGATGTCGGGCCCGGCGGAGCGCTGCACATACGGAGACAGCGGATCCACCTTGCTCAGTACCGGGCGCCGGATGTCCAACTCCATGTCCTCGATCTCTCCGTGCTCCGGGCTCAGGTTGTGCGTGGTGCCGTCGTCCATCGTCATGATTACAATCATGGACCTGACCTTGCTCGGCTTCAGGTTGTCCGTGGTCAGCTTGATATCCACTTCGTCCTTCGTGCTCATGGATTCACCTTCTTAGCCCGCGGGTCAGCGGGCGGGTTCGGGTAGATCAGCGGTAGAGCAGGGTCAACGGTCCAATCGTATTGCTTGTAGAACTCGGGTTCCTTGCGTAGCAGGAGCGCCTTGTGCATGTCGTGAAACTCGTCGCCTCCGAACCACGGAGGCATCGCCGTAGTGCCATCCTTGCGCTGATCGGGGACTTCCATGTTGTTCACGTAGCCCCGGCGCTTCCACTCCCAGATGACCTCGCGCATGTAGATGCACAGAGCGTTGTCGTAGTGAGTCCACATCTTCGTTGCCGGGTGGTTCACCCATCCCGCCGTGACCCCGCGCAGGCCGTTGATGATCTGCAGGCACTCCAGGCGCTGCTTACCGAGCCGACGCATATCCAGGCAGCTTGCGCTCTGCACGAAACTCGGGTAGGGGAGAAAGGTCTGCATCGCGCTACTCCTTCTCTGGCTTGGCTGCAAGAGGAATCTTCTTGACGACAGGTCTGGGGCCGATCGTGGTCTGCGGCTTCGGAACAGGGAAGTCGGTGTGACCCCGTGCAGCTGCGATCTGGCTTACATCACTCGGACGCCCGCGCAGTTTGCCAACCGCGGGATCGTCCAGTCGCTCGCGAACCTCCTGCGCAGTGGCCGTCTCCAGCGAAATGCTGATGAGGGCGCGCAGCACATTCCCGCTCGAACTGAACATCTTCACGACGCGCTCAGTGGCGCGAACCTTGTTGGCGAGCGGAGATATCTGCGCGAAAATGCCCGACGGGAGCACGCGGTTGAGCGCCGCTTGCGCCTGATCAAGCTCCTTGAGAGCGCCTGCGTAGCACTCTGCACGCAGCTTTTCAATGTGAGCAAGCTGTTGGATATCCACGGAAACCTGTAAGATACTCCCCATTAATCACCTCAAAACAGCGGGTTTGACTGCCCGCACCCTAGCCCCACGCGGCTTAATTGTGCAACTTAAGTATAATTGTTTGGGTCTTGGGCTAAGTTTTGAGCGCGCGGCCCCGCATTGTGTAACTGAGCTCAAAACTCTCGGCACCACGTAACCCCGCGTTTTGGCTGGGGAAATTACGGTTCGCAGCACAGAGGACTGAGTGTTACGTTACACATTTGCTTATCCTTGGTTCTGAAAAAGTGTTAAATATAGTAGTAGTATAGTAAGGGAAAACCAATAGGGGTTTGGGCCTGCACTGTGTAACTGTAACAAGTCTTCAAAATAGTCTGCGCTGTGCAAGTTTACATGGAGGTTGCGCTCGAGTATGTTGTCCCTATTCAATGTCTTCGCGCGAGGAGTTGTGTTGTGCGGATTAGCGGCCTGGAAGCTGGAGATGAGCTCGACCTGCGCTGGTTCTTTGGGGAGCGCGACACGTCACTGGGGATGCGGAGCAATTACGGGTCGCTCGTGGACAGGTTGTCCGGACTGAGCTCGGGGACCAACCTCGAATTCAGCATGAGCGAGCAGGTGTTCAAGGCCGCCACCCGTGCTCGGCTGGTATCGAAGGCGTTGCGGGCCATCCCCGAGCAGCAAGCGCGCATTCTTTGCGATGCCTACGGCCCGATCGTTGAGACTCAGCTTTACCCGTCATTCAGTCTGCTCGCGGACATCGTATGTCAGCTGCTCTCCGTTCGCGCAGCGCACCGCGCGGCAAGGAGCAAGGACCCCGTCGCCAGGTGGCTCGCGAGCCAGACACGCTTGACTGTCCCCTCCGCCCGGGACGTAGTGTATCACGCGACCCGCGAAGCTACGCAGCTGCTGACCGAAGCGGCGCTCGCGTACGCACAAGCGCGCACGGGCCGACACCTGACGCCGGAGGGGCGATGAAGCTGAAGACTGAGCAACCCACGCTGTTCCAGACGATGTATTCCGTGACAGAGCTCGCGATGCTTGCTGGGGTCTCGCGCTACCGCATGGGCCGATTCCTAGCTGCCAACGGCCTTCGCCCGTATCTCAGCGGAAAGGGCCGGCGAGTGGTGCTACTCGCGCAGATCAAGAAAGTCATGCCTGAACTGTGGGAGTCCATCGAGGAGCGCGCATTCCTGCGTAAAACAGT